GTTACGGGGGCAATGTAATGAACCTTAGAAGCACCGCTGCATAACCTATTGAAAAATCACGCGCTATGAACTCAAGCTGGAGCGAAGAAGAGTGGAATGCACGGACATACGCCGCGGATGCTGCAGTTATGAACACAGACGAAATCCTTCAGATGTTTGTCTACGACTATGAGGGTGGCTGGAATGGCTACGAGAATGACGCAAAGGTCACCATCTCGGTTGCTTACACTGGTATGTCTGGTGAAGATGCAGTTTCTGCTACACAAAAGCCATGGGTTGAATGGTGGAACGACTAATATAGCCGGATGGCTTTTAAGCAACTCTGGTTCTGGAAACCAAAACAGTTAACAGACAGATGGGCGGAAGTTCATGCTTTCTCTACGGAGGAGTTTGAGCGTCCGTCCATTGTCGTTTCTGAAGATAAACCAACCGATTCAGACGTAATCTGGTTTGGTTCTGTTGATGAAGACGAGAATCTTTTCATAAACTGGAGAGACAAAGATGTAATGGGTATTGCACCACCACTTTGGTATGTGGTTAAAGATGCACCGCGCCCACATCCGAATGGACCAGACATTCCAATGATGTTTATTTATGCTTTGTATGGTGAAGACTTTCCATCTGGAACGATAGTCATGGAAGCAGATTTAATCAAGAACAAATTTGTCGGCCGTTCCGAGCGAGTCGGATTCATCCAGTGGTTCAAGCAAGACTCAAAAATACAACAGATTTTTGTAGAAGAAAAATGGCGACGAAAGCGAGTCACACTGGCTCTTTTTGGTGTTGCCGATTTAGTTATCGTTTCCGGTAATTACGGACCATACCTAAACGGCGGAGACGTGACCACATCCGACGGAGAGACCCTTAGGGGTGCTTGGTCTGGGAGTAAGCGGGTAAACAAGCGAATTGGTTCTGTAGGAAACTAACGCTCCCAGCCATGTTTGGCTAGACCTAGGTCAAAAGCCAACTGTGGATAGTTCCCAATTCTCGTGTGACATGGCCTGCAGACAGCCAGAACATTGTCTTCGTCAAGTATCGAACCACCCTGTGATCTACGAATTAACTCGTGCACATCTTGACTTGGTAATTGAACAAAAATAGTTTTTTCATCGTGTAGAGCAAAAACTTTACACGCTTGGCAAGCAGGACGCTCGGAGAGTATTTTCTCAACAAAAGGACGGCGTTCTTTATATTTTTCTTCTGTTTTTTTGCTTCTGTTTTTAGGTTTTGTTTTCCGTTTTGGAGGAGCTCCACGCTTGAGCGGAGTTCTCTTTAATGGTTTCTTCCTATTTTGCACAAAGCCATAATATCAATACTAAAGATTGTCAATATTGATTGTGTCAAATTCCCACTTGCCGTCTAGCGACATGTAAAGGGCTCTGTCAAGTGCTGTCTCTTCAAGGTCAAACTCGTCCATGAGACGCCTGTGCGTTGAGATGGATTTGCGAAGGAACACTGCTTCTTCCCATCCGTCGTTTTGCTCTACGTCACCACTTTCAATCATCGAAACAACGTCATCTAAGCGCCTGACAACATGGAATCTAAACCTAGATATCTTGTCCATTTTATTTTTATATGCAAGCTGCGCTTGAGCAATCAACACTTTTCCTTCACGCCCCAAGGCAGAGTATCGCTCTTCGTCTGCTAAGTCATCTGCTGCAATATCGTCTAGCTGTCTGTCTAGATTGTCGATCAAGGCAATCAAAGCCTCTTTCCAGCGTTCTAAATTTTCAACTTCAAGAAGGACTTTGCGCTGACTTGGAGAAAGTCTGTTTTTTACTTCCTCTGCTACCAATCTAACGAATTCATCATCATTAATCATTACTTCACCCACGCTGGACATATGGTTTTGTATCCGCACCAGTTGCACAACATAGTCGGATTTATGCTAAACACACCTGTTTTGCAGGCATGATCTATCTGTTTTTTTGTTTTCTGTATTCCTTCAGTCATTTCTTCAATGTCATCTGGTTTTACTTTTTTAGAGAATCTGACACCGTCTTTCAGGTATAACAACTCAATAGTCGGGTCAGGCCTGACGATAAACCTGTCTGCCATCTCGTCTAATAGCAAACTGCTATAGATTATTAACTGAGTAAACTTATCGTCTACATACTGCTTTTTTGGTGTCTTGCCAGTTTTGTAGTCACTAATCGTTATGTTGTTTCCATCAAAAAGATATCTGTCAATGAAGCCCTTCATCTTGACTCCACCGATTGAACCATTTAACTCGTGCTCTATTTCAGAAACCTCAACGACATTTGGATCTTCTATTTTCCACAAGTTCTCAATACACCACCAAGCCTGCCACCTGAAAGCCCTGAGCTTTTCCTCCCCCTGGATCAGTGTTGAAATCTTGTCTTTCCAACCCTCAACATCACCATACCCATTCCAGGTTTGTGACATAAGAGTTTTTGCAAGTGGCAATGTTCTGTCCTGTTTGTCATAAGCATAAAAAAGCTCAAGCGTTTCATGGACAAAGTTTCCGAGCATTGTCTCTTGTGTTGGTTTGTCAGGAATTAAATCTATTTTGTTGTATTTAAATTTAAGTTGACAGTTTTGGAATGTACCTATTGATGATGGAGACAGGTATGGAGGAGGGGTGAGGTCAGTTTCCAATGACGACATACTCTCCGCCAAATGAGAGTCTCACAGCCTCGCCATGCAAAGCCCTAAGATCAGTGATGCTCGCATCGCTAGGCGACTTTGGCTTTGGGCTGTTGTTGCTATAGGTTGACCAAAATGAAGTCAAAGCATCACGCTGTTCTGCGCTTAACTTTTTGCTGATTGCAACGAAATCCACCCAAACTTTTTCTGCTTCAGGGTCAACGTTTGCTGCTGCTTCAATCACTTGTTCAATCTCCATTGCATCTTCGCTTCGTGCCAAATACAAACCAATACCAAAAGCCTGAGCGGCTTTCTTTAGTGCGTCAGAGACAGCGCCCTTTACTTCATCGCCAATGTCTACAGGCTCACCCTGCTTTGTCATCTTGATTTTTTGACCACCAACACCATCTCTACTGATTGTGTTCCCGTCAATATCGGCAGTCAGTGTCACGTGAGCAACAATTGAGTTCCCTAGTTGTTGCCACGACTTGACCGAGTATGACCATTTGTCAACACCAATGACTTTGTTGAGCCTGTTTATAACTTCGCTTACCGGAATGTAGGTGAGGTTTGCTCCGCCCTTATTGAGGCTTCGCTCCATCTCTTGCGGGAACGGTTCTGTAAGTTGTTGATAAATGTTCATTCTGCATTTCCCTTTCGTACGATAATGCTGGTTTTTAGATCGCCTGTTTCACAGTAGTTATCTGCGTTAATCCCCACTTTTGATAGTTCTGTTGTTCGCCAATACGAAGGTTGCATGTAATCGAGGAGTTTCACCACCATGTCCTCAGGGGAAAGCACTATTTCGCCAGTATCCATGTCTACGGACATCTCGCTAATTTTCTGAGCGACGGCGCGACCAAGGTCTTTATGTTGCCAACCCTTACGGTCGTATGACATTTTCTTCTCAACCGTTGCCCCATCGTTAGCATTGAGCATGTTCTTGTCGCCCATTGCGTGAGCCACTGTTTTTGATACACCGTCGTAAACGAAACCAATGTCTCGCTTAACAAGGTTCATTTGAACAAGCAAGTTGCACATCGCTTCTAGGTTTTCTTGATTGACCTCTAGTAAAGCAAACTCTGTTTGAATCTTGTTTTCTAGGTCAAATATCAACTTACGGAAATTGGACACCTCTTCAATGAGAGTCATTTTGTCACCTTTAGTAGTGGGTTAGTAATTTCCTAAACGATGATAGCGACACGATTCCTTTGAGGCAACCCCAATCCAGTTAAAAACGTAAATGCCCCAACGGCAGAGTCGACTTGGTCGTCGTGATCGCATGCTTCCGGGAATGAAGCAAATTCGTCTAGCCACTCACTTAGCCAAGGTCCGCGTACGACACGGACATTTCCGTTGGCGACTGCGGCGGCGAAAGGTCTTGCTCTTGTGACTTTATCCCCTGTAGCCCGTAATGCAGAAAAATCATAACCTGGAACAACGTATCTTGCATACTGATCCATAAGTGCTTTTCCAGAGGACCCTGGTTCTTGTTCCATGCGTATCGGAACAGTGCGCCCGTCTTCGTACGCTGTCTGCGCTATCAGCTGTTCGACCTTGTCGCCCTTCACTCGGGCTTTTTTGACATCAAGAACATAAGCCACGCCCTGATCAAAGAGCATCAAAGTGCCAACCGTCCAGTCAGGGTTCGGTGTCTTTTCTGATGGTTCCGTGGCCGCAAGGTCCCAAAACCTAACCACCCGAGCAGAAGATGTAATTTGTGGAATTTCGTTTCCATCAACAATTACAAGCGATGTTCTTTCAAAAAGAGAGCCCAAGGTAGTGCTCCACCAGTCGCCTTCTTCCAGCCTTCTTCGCTCTACTGGGTCAAGAGCCTGTAGGGCTTGACGATACGAGGCGGCATCAACCCCAGGGTTGTCTGCCAACTTGGACGGCACAAAGATGCGTCCCTTTTCAATTCCTTCAACAATGAACCGTTGCCTCACCCAATTAGGGGCAGGGTTTGAGGCAGCCCTCATTCGCAGCGGAACTTGCGATAACGGACCTGTTGCTGGTCTGCGCAAACGTGAGAACAGATACCTATAGTCGCTCTCTCTGATTTCCGTGACCTCGTCCATTCCTATAAATTGAAATTCCGAACCCTTATAACGAAGATAGTCACTTTGGTTGTTCAAGTAACCAAACGAAATTCTTGCCCCAGACGGGAATGTGGCGATAAAGCTGTTGTTGTTCCAGTGGATCTCGTCATTTGGGGCGATCCATGTCCTGAATCGGTCCATCAAGGCTCCAGGAAGAGACAAGTCTGCAAATGTTCTACGAAAAAGAATGGCCGAATATCCAGGGACATCTACATATTGCATAGCAGCCATCAATAAGGCTGAAGACTTTCCTCCGCCAGCCGCCCCACCGAAAAGAGCCTCAATCCCATAGGTTCTTAAAAAAACTTTTTGGTTTAAAGATGGTTGTTCTGGTACGAACGGAGGCATCTTTGGCTCGAGGTAGTCAAGAACTTTTTGCCAATCGGTCATATAGCGCTTTCAGATTTATTGTCCACTATTCAGATTAGAGCACAGTTATGCGCTACGTTAGTGCATATGCTTAATTTTGTTCGCAAGGCGTTTAGCAGATTTAACCGTTCTACCTTCGCCAATTTGTTTATGTGTTCATTTATACTGTTTACAAGCATTGGTGCGGCTTTAATCTCCCCACCCCTAGGACTAATTGTGGCGGGTATAACGTGTGGCATATTCGGATTCTTGTTAGGCCAAGTTGAGTAACTATGGCTTGGAATAAAACGACAAACAAATCTCTTTTTGGAAATCAGAGCGAAAAGGCTCTGGGTCCTGGTGCACCAGTAGCAAATAACCCTGGCTTTACCACAAGGGGATACAAAGACTCATGGGACATAGAGCGTGCGTACAGAGAAGGCATGCAGCGTGTTACTTGGGTTTCAAGATGCGTCGATGCTATTGCCGGCAATCAGGCAAGACTTCCAATGATCTTGCGAAAAGGAAACTCTAACCACGGTGAAATCATTGTCGGTACAAAAGCTGACAAATCAACACTGCTGCAAGTCCTGAATACGAAATCAAACATTGGAGAGAACTCCTTTATATTTAGGTACAGACTTTCTTCTCAGTTGCTGATCAGCACGAGAGGCGTGTTCATAGAAAAAGTACGCTCTAGAAATGGCGAAATAATAGGCCTAAACCTACTACCACCTCAATCAACTTCTCCAATCCCGGATCCAAAGACATTCGTTTCTGGGTATGAAGTTATGTTGCCTCATGGTCAAAAAATAATCATGAAGCCAGAAGATGTTGTTTGGGTTAGAAAGCCTCACCCTCTTGACCCATATCTGTCAATGACGCCAATGGAAGCAGCTGGCGTTGCTATAGAGATTGAAAACATGGCGAAGTTGTACAACAGAAACTTCCTCATGAACGATGGGAGACCGGGTGGATTGCTTGTTCTGCGCGGAGAGATCGACGACGAAGACAAAGAAGAATTACGTAGTAGATTCAGGGGTAATTTGAGTAGAAGCGGCTCTACTTCAGTAGTTTCGTCTGATGATGGTGTTGACTTCGTTGATACTGCATCAAATCCTCGCGACGCTGCATACATACAGATGCGCCAAATAACAAAAGAAGAAATACTTGCTTCGTTTGGTGTTCCAGAGTCGGTAATAGGAAATGCTGCAGGAAGAACTTTTTCAAACGCAGCAGAAGAACACAGAGTTTTCTGGAACGAAACAATGCTTCCTCATCTTGAGCCGATTGCAAGAGCTTTCGATGAACTTGATGACGAAAACTATGTTGACTTTGATTTAAGTGAAGTTCCAATTCTTATTTTGTATAAGCAAGAGCGAGAGAGATACGTGATGGATGAATTCCAGAACGGTCTTATTAGCGCAAACGAATACAGAAAAGCAACTGGCAAGAAAACAGTAGAGAGTGATCTTGCTGACTCAATGTTGCAGAATCCAAATTTGACACCAATTGGAAACACAGAGAAACCGATGCCTTCGCCGCAAGCACAGGTTCCTGGCGCTGGAGTACCTGGAATGCCTGGAGCACCAGCGGCTCCTGGGGCAGAACAAGCTGGTGGAATGATGACCCCAGATGGTCAACCAGCCAACCCGCTTGATCCAACAACGATGTCTGGCGCTCTTGCGGCAGCAGGAGCAGAGGCACCAATGTCGCCAGAAACAGCGGCAGCCCCAATTCCAGCTGGTCAAGCTTCTTTGTATGAGTCAGAAATGCAATACAAATCAGAACATTTGCAATCCATAGAAATGGATAGATGGACCGAGATACTAAACAGGGCTCTTGAGCGAGTTTTCGATAGACAGCAGAGAGTTGTGCTTGAAAAAGCCGCTGGCGCAAAGTCCAAGAAACAACTGTCAAGTGGTTCTTTAGATGTTGAGTCAATACTTAGCCCTGAAACATGGGCAAGACAAATGGACGAAGACATCAGACCCGTCTTGTCGGCAATCATTCTTGACGCAGCCAAATCAGACGGGGTTGGATCTAGAAAAGTTAAATCCCTTCCTCAGGAAGAGATATTTGTTCAACTTGAATCACAAATGGAACGAATAAAGAAAATAAACGAAGAGACTTCAGCAGAAATAAAACAAGCCGTTAGAGATGTTGTTCATATTCAGAACGAAGATGATCGCAGTACTGCCTTTAGGGCTTACACAGTAAGCGCCTTTACAAACCTCCTTGCTAAGAAGAGATTTGAAATTGCCGAAGCAGAGACTGTTAGGGCCTGGAGATTCGGCTCTACACTTAAAAAGTAATTTACTTAAATTATTTCTGTAATTTAATCGTTTAATTGGTTTTGTTTCCTGCATACATACATGAAGTGGTTTATCATTTCTATGTACAAGAGGAGATCTCACAGTGACACAAGACATTCAATACAAGGCCGGTAACGCTGGTCAGATAAACGTAGACCAAGCCGAAGGAATTGTTGAGTGTTTCGTTGCCGGAATTGGCAATAAGGACTCTGTTGGCGACGTAGTTATATCTGGAGCATTCTCAAAGAGTCTGCTGCGCCGTAAGCCACGAGTGGTTTGGGGCCACAACTGGAATGAGCCAATTGGCAAAGTTCTTGAAATGTACGAAGTTCCAGCAAGCGATCCACGTCTTCCTCAGAAAATGAAGGCTGCTGGAATTGGCGGACTCTATGCAAGAGTGCAGTTTAATCTGCAATCAGAAAAAGGAAAAGAAGCATTTGCCAACGTAGCGTTTTTTGGTGTTGAACAAGAGTGGTCGATCGGCTACAAAACTCTTGACGCTGTTTATGATCAAAACATGAAGGCAAATATCCTCAAGGAAGTTGAGCTTTACGAAGTTAGCCCTGTTCTGCACGGCGCAAATCAGTTGACTGGAACAATTTCTGTAAAGAGCGAAGAAAAAAATCACATGCCGATAATGGATATGAGAAGAACATCCATAGTTGCAGGAATTCCTTCTACCTATAATCAAGACGATGACGCGCAAGACACAAATCTGTTTGCAGAGGGAGTCGCCACTTCGGCAGAAGATTCCAGAAAAGCAAAACTTCTTGTTGAACTGATGAAGAGGACTGGATCAAGAGTCAGGATTATCAAAGCCACCGACAATATGGTTTTGTTTGAAAGAATGACAAGTGACGGAGAGAGCTCGTTCTTCAGGGTTGGATACCATACACCTGATGGCGGACGAGTATTCATGTTCTCCAGACCAGAAAGAGTTATCAAGCAGACGATGTATGTTCCAGCTATGGATATGAATCGTCCTGGAATTAAAGCCTCCGTCACGGAACAGGCTTACTCCTCAGATGTCGAAGACGAAGAAGAATTTGACGACGGCGAACAATCAGGCTTGGTCGAGGGTGGTGCTGATGAAAAGGCAATCTGGGATAACATTCTGGGTGGTGTTTTCAGAAGAGCAAAGAAGCGTCGCAAGTCAGACGACATTGAGCTAGAGACGCTAGATGAACTCCTTGGTGGAGAGATTGAATACAAAGCAGGACGAGTTCTTAGCTCTAGAAATCTTTCAAAACTTAGATCTGCCGTTGAGTCACTTCAGGAAGTTCTTTCATCTGCAGAAAAAGAAATGCAAGAAAAAACCGAAGAGCACTTAATCCCGGTGGACACAAAAGATGCTTTCCGCGTCAAGCAGGCAATTGATCCAATCTTGGATTACTACAGAGTTGAAACTTATGTCGCAGAGGATGGGATCGTAATCACCTCAGGACTTCCTGACGGATTCACTGATGCAATTGACACGGCGTTTAAATCATTAGGCGGCTCAATCGGGGGCGGTGGCCCGGGAAAAGCTAGGCGTGCCGGTCGCGTACTCACCGGCAGATTTGATCCAGATGCGATAGACGCAGATGGTGACAAATTAGTTCAAGAGGGTACGGCGTTTGAGCGTCCGGCAACTCCTCGCACACCAAAAATAGCTTCTGGAGCTCAAGGTAGACCAGGAATGGTTGTTCGTGACGACAAAGGTCAGATCGACGCAACTCCAGCCAAAGAGATGTTGAAGCGTCTTGAAGAAAATCGTTTTAAGCGTTTGCGAGATCTCGGATTTAGCGAAGAAGAAATACAGGCTCTTCACAGTCCTGGCTCCGGTAGAGGAATGCCTTCAAGGACAGTTGGATCAACAACCGATACCGGTAAGAGTTTCTTTGAGATAAAACCTAAAAACTGGGACTCACTAGATCCTTACGAAAAAGAAGAAAGACTTGCAACTGATCTAAAACCAGAAAATAGCGGAATGAATCGCGAGGTCTGGGTTGCACAAATGCAAAGAGTTTTCGACGAACAAACAGCACTTGAGGAAGCAAAAGAAAAGCAAAAACGCAGATCATCTTTGCCTAAAAAACCTCGCACGGAAAGACAGACTCCACAGACGGAAGAAAAGCCTGGAAAAGTCGTCAAACGCTTGAGTAGGGATGTTCCAAAAACCGAACAAGAGGCTGCAGAGATGCGAGCCAACGACGTTGAGTCCCTTCAGAACGCAATTTCTTATATTGAGAAATTGAACGAGCGAAATTCACGTGGCAACAAGAAAGATCATGCGAAATTGATTGACGCCCTTTCAATAACGCTTGAAGACGACCTTACTCTTGATGGAATAACGGAGATGAGGGACGCAATTGAAAAGCACTCCTCCACAATGGACACGAGAAACATGACTCCGGCAGATAGAAACGTGCAACGCGGTATCGAAATACTGGACGGAAGACTCGCAGCCCTTGACGGTTTCTACGCAAAAGACAAATTTATAGACAGGGGATCAAGGGGTGAACTTGACGCAGTAGACGCATCGAGACTTGCATCATCAGAAGACCCAGAAGTAGATGATTTAGGTCCATCAGCAATAGGTGCCTCTCTTGTACGAGGTGAATCAAACGCTCCAAGGCCACCAGTTGAAGGTTTTGATTCAAAGAGAAAATTGGCCCAGTCATACCTTGACTCATCAAAACGCAAGAAGATGGCCAGAGGGTTTGCTTCCAGTAGAAGCGCAGATGGCGAAAAAGCAGGAAGAACTCAAATAAACGCAGAAGCAACTTGGTTCAAGCAAATAGAAGATTCATTGCCAAAAGAAATAACCGAAGCTCAAAAAGCCGGGGACAGAAAGACCGCAGACTCTCTTTCTCTGCTTCAAACAATCATGAAGCGTCAAGAGTCAGGAAAGACTGGATCCAGAAGAACAAACGCTGGAGTGTTGCTAACCACACAAGAAGAGACAGACAAAATACTTGAAGCAGTAATGGCTGTTGTAGACAGACAAGTGGAAACTGGTGGTTCACGTGCGGAAATATTTGCACAACTAATGGACAAGATGGCGCAAGCAGCAATGTCAACCTTCATAGACAAAACAACCGAACCTGTTTCATCAAGAAATAAAAATTAAATTAAGTGTTAACAGTGTTCAGTTATTTATCAATACTTCCAATGGCAACAGCCATATGGCGTATAATTTTACAACCAGAGTTTTACAAGCACGAATTTATGTTGCTCAACAACGAGCAATATTAAACAAGGAGCCACATAAAAATGAGTTACGACGAAAAAGCAGTTGTCAAGATTGACAGTGACGGAAATGTCACCAAATGCGCAAAGGGTCTTGGCTCTAGTGAGTGCGGCTTTGAAGCAGGTGCAAAAGTTTGTGGCAAGTGCGGAGCGATGCCTGTGCAGATAAAGGGTTCGCCGCTTGAACAAGAGATGATGGGCAACCTGACCGACGGCATGCCAGAAAACAGCTACGGTGTCGACGAAAATCAAAAGCCATTAAAGAAGAAAAAGAAGAAGATGTCTGTAGACGAGATGGGATACACAAAGGGAGACGCTACTGACGGTTCCGAAATGGAATACGAAGAAGACGAAGAAGAAGAAGAGGGCATCGTAAAGCCGCGAAAGCCTATGGCGGTAGAAGAAGACGAAATGGAAAAAGGCTGGGGAATGGGCGCTGCCAGAAGAGCGCTTCGCATGAAAGAGGGCGAAGAAGAAATGCCCGAAGAGGATGAAGAGGAAGAAGAAGGAATGATGCCTACTTCAGACATGGAAAAAATGCGCAAAAGAAGACTCGCAAGCATGGGCATGGATCTTGCTGCAGTTGGTAAGACAGCTTACCTATGCGGAATTGATCGCAAGGTTTACCCTGGTGGGTCATCTGTTTGCGATGACTGTCCAGGCGGTTGCATGGCAGAAAAGGGAATGCCAGGACTTCTCCACGTAGAAGGAATTGCCGAAGACATGTTCGACGGCAAGGTCATTGACTCTGGTTACTCATCTGACGCTGACATGTTCGTTGTTGACGTACAAGTTAAAGACGGAAGAGCAGTTGAGATGTTCGTTGACGGAACCACAGCAGAAGTTCTCGGCTGGCACAAGCTAGACAGTGACTCATTTGAACAGAAGTCTGCTTTTGAAAACATGATGGTGATCGACATGTCTGAAGCAGCAGAAATTGCTGTCAAGTCAATTGAAGGAAACGTGGTTGCTGTTGAGCCAGATGTGTTTGAAGGTTTTGATACTTACGCAGTAGAAATTGAAGGCATCAATGGAAAGTCTTACGACGTTTTTGTTTCGCTTGATGGCGAAGTAATGGGTTACGACGTTTACGAGCCAGAAGAAGCAGAAGATATCGAAGCAGAAGCAGCTGAGATTGCACTTAAAAGAGCTTTCAGCGAGGACATGAGAAACGCAATGGCAAAAGAAGGAACTGCTCTTCCAGACGGTTCTTTCCCAATTGCAACAAAAGCTGACTTGGAAAATGCAATTCAAGCATATGGTCGCGCGAGTGATAAGAAAGCAGCTAAACTGCATATCATGAAGCGCGCACAGGCTCTTGGCGCTGAATCACTTATTCCAACGTCATGGGTCGCAGGAGGACAAGATGGCGAATCAAAGTCACTTGAATCTGATGATTTCATCGCATCGTTGCTTGAGTTTGAACTTCTTGCCGCCGAAGTCGACGAACAAGAATAACAACTTTAAAAACATTCTGAAAAGAAGGACCCGCCATGACGGGTAGGTTTAAGCGCACACGTACAATCACGTCTAAACGTGCGATGGACGATAGAAAAACTCGCCCTGATTTTAACGAGATCGCCAAAAACTTTACTTCTTCAATGGAAATGCAGATCAAGTCAAATCAACTTGATTTGGATATATCCATAAAAGCTGCACCAAAAACAAAAAAAGCAAAACCCAAAAAGGCACCAAGAAAAAAACTTGGCAAAGCAATTTGGTCTGTTGGTGGAGTGCGCATAAACAAGAACCGCAGAGGGATCCTTGGCATGCGTTTTAAGCCGTATGTAACAGCACAGGAATTACGAAGCCAGTCAGGCAAGCCGAACATAGGTTGGGTCAACGCTCCAATCGGTCTGTCCCCAGAAGAAACTAAAAAACATCTGGCCAGAATTCATTTTGGTGATGGCAAGCAAAAAATCAACCTCAAATACAGAGATATAAAAGCAGACCCAAGAACAGGAAGTATTTCAGTCAAGTCGCTTGGTGACTCGCTAGATGAAATACAGCCACTCGCAGGTGTGGGTGTTCGTGCAGCAGCTAGGTCTGGTGTTCTGGTTGATGCCGCCGGCAGGTTTAGGTGTCCACCTGGTGTTCCTGCGGCAAACCAATTTACCGACAGATTCGGGTCGAACTGTTTCGATATAACTCCTCAAAACAAAAGAAGATCGATTGAGGAGGCAGTTAGAAAAGCTGCTGGCCTACTGTCAGATATACAGATCGCAAATACTGTTGAAGACTCTCTGCCAGAGGATCCATCTCCAGAGGCTATAGAAAATGCTGTAAGAGAATTGGACCTTCCAGAAGAACAAGCCCAAAACATCGTAGAGATAGCTGCAAGAAGAAGAGCGATTCTAGAAGAAGTTGCAAGAATAGAGAATTCTGCAATTGAGCAGATAAGAAAATCTGATCCCAATTTCACAGAAATGACCAGAAGTCCAAACGGTATTACGTTTGACAACGATCCACTCAAGGTAGCGAAATCAGCAATCCTCGCTCTGCAAGATGCAAATCCTGATCTTGATCTAAGTGGAATACTTTGGACTGGAACAGGCAGTCGGGCAGGGATAACTCCAGCGGACCTTGAAGAAGCGATTGACACGCACATGCGTGCTGTTGCCGGACATATTTGGGATCAGCTGTTTGGAGAAACAGTAATTGGACCAGACGGATCCCCGGTATTCAAGGATCTGACAAAAGATCAACTCAGCCGCAAGACAAAAATGATCGAATATGCTTTGAACTTTCAGGCGAACACTGGATCAACTTTTGTTGGAGACAGCGGATTGTTCAATCGGGCGCTAGCTGGGTATATAGCCAAAGAGCAAGGATTTCTTTACGGAATGCTTGATATGGCAAATACAAGTCCTGAACTTTTTTCTAAATTCTCACAGATAATCGCCCTCAACCCAGATAGCAATGAGTCGGACTTTTCAGAAGTCGAAGCAAAAGCCTGGGTTGATGAGGCTGGCAACTTTGTTATGTACTGGAACCCAATGCTACTCATGCGACAAGGCAGGGGTTATGGAAGACCACTAATAGCCGACGGCGAGTACAGACTTTTTGAGCCAGCAGACGACTCCGCAGATGCAATGGAATCTGCAATATTGGACGAAATAGCAAATGCTGCAGACTCCGATGCGCGAAGACTGGCAATAAACAAACTCTTTAATTATAAGTACGATAAAACAAAATCAGGAGCTGGGTACTGGGGTGAACTTGTCGACGAGTTTGGTGGCGAAAGAGCACAATCCATGTACGCGGTGTCCCACGAGGTTGGCCATCACCTGACATTCGATATTGCAATGGATGTCATAAACAACACTGCAGTTGATGGGGAATTTGAGAACGTTGAAGAAGCTCTTTATGACGTGCTCTTCGGAGGCGAAGTAAGCGGTCTGCTCCCAGACATTCTTGAACTATTTGAGAATCAAGCCACTAGAGATGTAATGAACCTTATTTCCGAGAATGGTCTAGGCGGAAAGATGCCGCTTGACTACATGAGGGAACTTAAGATATTTAGTCAACTGTCAGATGCATTCAACAAGGGTGGCGTTGACGAAATGCAAAGAGTGCTTGATTCACTCTACTCATCTGGCTTGATACCAGACAGAGACGTTGACATGTGGATTGATCGTTCAGAATCGCTTATTGCCGGCACAGACAAAGAAGCCACCCAGTTCATGAAGGATTGGAAAGTTCAGCAACAAGCGGTTGTAGCAGAATTGATCTCAGAACTTAGGGGTGCTCGTCAATTTGGTTTGGTAAACGCAACAGATGCTGCAGTCACTAGATCGTTAAGAGCAATCGACATAAAAGAGGCAGAAATTGCTGCAGGAAAATCCGCAAGGAAGCTGGCCAAAGAAGCAGAAGACTCGGCTGAGGATATCCGCGGAATGTCTAGTAGGCGAATACGAAAAATATTGGAAAAATCCAAAAAAGGATTGAATGCCGGATCACCTGGCTGGCTATATGGTAAAAACCCTGAAGAGATGGCTGAATTGGTAGTTCCAGATAACAAGGAATCTCTTATCGCGTTGATGTCAATGTCCAGATTTAAAACGAGAAAGCCAAACAGAAAACAATTAAATATAATTGAAAAAAGAATTAAAAAAGAGTGGGGTGGAATTGACAATATAGATTTTAGTCCAGAATCAATTGCCAAATTTAGAAAAAAAATGGCAGCGACTTTCAGGTCGTACCCAGAATTTGCTGGAGTTGTTCAAAGATTTGGATCTCCACCATTTGTTGTACCAAAAGATTTTTTTGAAAGTGCAGTCGGTTCATCAGCCAGTGGTGTTGGAGGTTTCTACGGAACTGGGACAAGGTCGATAATGATGAATCCTGGGGCAGTGGGAACATCGGGGTATGGGAAAGGTCTTTTCGGTTTATTCAAAACAAGCGGTGACGAAAGAAACGGTTTCAGAAATCTAGTTGCTGATGGACTGACTGACAACGGTGCGTTATTCTCCGGTATAGCAATACATGAATACGGTCATTGGCTTAGCTTTTCCGCAAATTTTGCGGAAGACGGAGACGAATCGGATGTAAGAAACTTTATCGATGCTGGAGTAGATGAGGAAACATTAAAAACAGTTGTTTCCCAACATGAAAATAAAAATGGAACTTTCAGCAGGTTCAGATTTAAACAGCTTGAAGAATTGCACTGGCTGGCATTTAGGGAAGAGATAGAAGTAACGCGAAAAAATGCAGCTGCGATCGCTGAAAAAGTTTTTGAACAGGGTTTTGACAACGTGCAAAGCTACGCGAGGTCGTCGGACGTACCAATTGTTCTAACTCGATACGGAGCACATGGTGGTTCCCAGGAAGCTTGGGCAGAAGGGTTTACGGCTGTAGTTACAGAACAAAAATGGTTGGTTAATGACGCAATGAAGGCTGCCGTATACCGGATGATAGGAACAAACTCATCTTTAGAAAGATCTATTCTTGCTGGCTTCAATTCACGAAGATCAAAAGAAAAACCAGCAAAAGTTTCAGATGTAAAAAAACGTTCGCTTTCCATATTTGTAAAAAACAGAAATATGAATGAAGAAGAAATTGGTGCTGTTGTTGAACTAGAAAAAGCTAACGAATTTATAAAGAACGACGAGCCCCATGCAGCTTTAGCGGTATTGTCCGATGAAGCATCAGATGGGTCAGGTCCGGATGTGCTCGACCAAACCCTCGAAAAGATATCAGCAGACGGAGCAATGCCCCCTAGGGACATCGAAAAACTAGAAAGACTTACCAGGGCTATCTCTAATTCGCCAAGAGGTTCGAGCACTTCCGAGATTTTCATGAACGCCAAGCAAGAAGCAGACCGCATGGATTCATCATTCCAACCACCTGTTGAAACCGTAAAGCAGGAAAGCGTTGGTAGGTCCGTAGGAGAAATACGCGGAAACGTGCCACAAAGCAGAACCGAGTCAATACTTGCTGAAGCTAAATCAATGGGCATAGAAATAGATTCATATGAAAAAGCAAACGGTGAAAAAATAATAAGGTTTTCATCTGGAAGCACGATGGACGCAGCAGATTGGCTTGGAGATTTTAATGCTCCATCAACAGATGAAGAAAAATCTGCATTTGAAAAGAGAACAGGATTTTCTTTTGACAAACGGTCTGAATTATTGAGACAGTTTGCTGCCGATGGGGGCTCAGAGTTTGATGCCTTTCTTAAATTCGGATCGCCACAAGACAGAAATTCTTTTGGAGCAAGACTGTATTTTGCTAGAGAGATGGCAATAGGTAGAGGCGATAACGAAAGAGTCGCCGAGATCGACAACTTCATAGACGAAATAAGCGCCATGGACCCAGAAGAGCTCTATGCAGCTGTTAACGAAGCAGCAAGACGAATGGATTCCCAATTTGACGACAGAGTCTCAGTTGCGGTGTCGGATCCACTTGCTGTAATCAACGAGGGCAGATATCACACTGTTCACGACCGAGACTCAATGGCAAGAACTGGTTCTAGGTCGGTTAGCGAAAGAGCCGGAAATTTTGATCCGGATTCAGTTGCGAGAATACGGCGTGGACACGAGCAAACATTCTTGGGGATAGATGCGGAAGACCAAAGTGAAGCAACTATGCGCATGCGACCAGCATCTGGTTATGTAAGCGGAGTGTCAACAATTCAGGGAAGAAGACAAAAACTCAAAGACATCTATGGCGAGGATGTAGAAATACAGCACGATTACTCCCTTGGCAGTGATGCAAGACAAATCAGAGACAATGGTGGGTTTAACAACCGAGCAGGACTTAAGGCTTACGGCAACTCGACCATAGTCCTAAAACCAGAAGTTTCTCAGCGCTCACTCGTCTTTAGGGGCGACAGCATAAGTGATCAAGGAACATATTCGCCAGCCATGCGTCTTTCGACCATGGGCGGACAAGAACTGCAATCACAGTACTTCCATCCGCTTTCCGTTCTGTATCAAGACAGAACTGGAGACAGCACGGGAGTAGCTTCTCCTTCTCTCAACACAGGGACCCCATACTCCGAAGCTATGGTTCTTGGTTCTTTTGAACCACAAGATATTGAAGCGATCATTTCCGACCCATTCTCCATGCGTGAAGATGGAAATTTCGGAACCATGAACATGACAGGACTTAATCCAGAATCAAGCCTAAACCTAACTTCGATCATTTCTGCTGCTAAGACTCGCGACAGACTTTCAAATTCTGGGATTGATGCAGTAATAGATTCAGAACATTTCCCATTAGACGAAGTCGAACCATTTAACCCAAGCATGACAAGAAAGTGGGTTGAAAGACAAATCGCGAGCGGTAAATGGAAAGATGTCTCTCCTGATGAATTAATAGAAGATGAGACAACAACCCCATACGAAGCACTCCTTAAATACCACAGATCAGGAAAAGCAAATACCATCTTTGACCACCCAGACAATGAACCAGGAAACGCTGAAAAGAACACGCAAAACCTTGTCGCCATGATAGACGAAGAACTTGAAAGAGTTAAGAGCGTAAAACAGACCGTTGTGGATGATGTTGATATTCAGAAAGCTGCCGGATTTCCTTCCAGAAGAAGACCATTGCGAGATGTATTAGGGAAAGAAGGATTCGTCAAAGAAACAAGACAACAGTCAATTAATCACTTAACATCCGCTAGAAACACGCTCCTTAGCTCGCTTGGAGAGTCGGAGAGAGCAGCAGTCATTGAAGCAACCAAGAATATTTCATCTGTTTCAATACCAACCACAACAGAGCAAATAGAGACAATGATAAGAAACTCTGTTTACAAGAAAAAATTTGGCAAAAATAAAGATGCTGATTTAACAGACAACAAAAAGGAAATAGAAAATCTTATAAATAATTTTATAATTCCTTTTAACAATGTTTTGTCAAGAAATCAACTTGGGCAATCATACAGAACACAGATGAACCTTCGAGTATCTCCAGAGAACGGAATCACACTCAACGAGGGAGACATAATTGATATCCCTAATCACTTTAGGTCTGATGTTTTGTCTTCTGATTCGGAAATCATGGATTCAGCAATCGGCTTCTCGTCAAGAAGATTTATCCCTCGCGACCAGTGGATAGAACAACAGCGAGCGGGCGGCATGCAACGCGATGCGAACGGAACATACTGGCGAATGACTCGTTCCGGATCATGGATCGAATGGGACGAGCCCGTAGACGATGAACCGTACTACCCGCAGAGAAGACGACCTTCCGTAAAAGCGCCAGACGATGCAACCGACTTGATACGTGATGCACGCAAGATTGACAACGACTTTGTTCGATCCGTTGTTGGTCAATTCGACGATAGGGGAACGCTCACGCTAAAACAATGGGATGCCTTGAGAAGAACCGTTGAGCGAAGCAGGTCAAAGAACCCTGAGATGTTTACTCAGGCCGACAAGGATGTTCTTGACGGTCTCCCCCAGGCACCAGAAGAGGCCGTTCCCGTTGGAACAGACGGATCTGCAAAAGTAGTAATTCTTGCTCATGAGACAGACAAGGGAATACCTGATGTTGTCGGAGACGACCCATCAATACACACAACGGCAATTACAATGCCGCCAACCAGACTAAAGGTTGAATACATAGGCGAAGATGGAACTGTTTATGTTTCAGTAGACGAACAAAACCATGTAGATCCAGTAGAACAAATGACTGAACTCATTGAAGGAGTTGGAGAAAATCTCAATGAAGCTGAGAAGACTGAGGTTGCAGTAGCAAAAACCGCCCTTCAGCAGCACCAAAAAGAAAAAAAGACAAGAATAAGAGGTTTCTCCTCATCCAGAGAAAAACCAAAATCAACTAAAACTGGATTCGAAAAGTACCAGGAAGAAGCTGCTTCCTACAGACAGGCAGATGATGTTGTTTCTCAGTCTGAGATTCAACCGGAATCAGACAAGACAAAAAGAATAATGCAGAGCCTAGAAAGTGCTGGAGCAAAATTTGCTCAACCGTTATCACAAGAAGCACTAGATGCAGAAGATCAGGTTAATTTTGGTCGAGTCTCAATACCTTATGAAAAACGAGTTGCATTACACAGAAAATCTACGTTTGAGACATTTGATGCAATACGCGCAAAATCCAGAGGCGAAGAATTTTTTACACAAGAAGACAGGGTATACGGAGGGGTGGCCGACTCTTCCGCTCAATCACCTCGATCAGACGAAGACAGGCAATGGCGAATGAAGCAAGCCACGAACCGACAAATAAGTTTTAACAATTTCTTTGCGGTCCTACCTCAATCAGTGGTTGACCACATAAATTCTCGTACAAACGAGGAGTTGATGGAAGACCTTAAAACTGCCGCTCTTCAGTTCAATGCAGGGATCGACAGAAGGGTCAGGGTTAGAGTAAAGTCCCCATACCTACGCAGGTTTGCCGAGTCTGGCGTTTACAAGACAACCCACGACGAGGGAATACGCTCAGAGCACTCGCAATCCCATGATCGCAAAAATGCCGAGGTGCAATTCGGTATTCCATCAAGCACCCCGGATGAACTCAGGCCGGCAAGTGGCTACGTACTGCACAAAGACTCAATAGCATCTGTTGAGGAACATGGAAGATCCGAAATTGCAGCTAGCGGCGATAGCCCGATTCTGGGAGAATTCTTCGACTGGGACAGCTACTCTCAATCCAGTGAATTCGGCAATAGAGTCGGCGTGTACGGAGGCATAGAAATGATCCTCAATGATGACGTTGCTCATAGAACAGCAATAACCGGTGGCGACAGTCTCAACGGCTGGCACAACCCGTCAATGCTTGAAGAAACCGACCCAGAAAGAATACTGATGTCATTGGCAGCACCAATTCATCACGACAGCTCCAATATGCAGGCACAAAACATATCCTTGCTGAGATCAATGTTGGAACAAAACTATAAATACACCGCCCGCCTTGAACATGCAAAAAACGACATAAGAAACATTTACCACGAAGCAGTTATCGCCGGAAGCTTCGATGCATCTGATGTCTCTGAGATCAGAGTCAGTCATAGCGACATGTCATTCCACAATCCAGAAACACGTTCTCAAATCATTGATAAATCTCTTATCGAGGCATTGAATCTTTCCGAATCAGAGATGGCTATTGTTGCTCCTTTCCTAGAAACGTTCCTGGAAAAAGGAGAAGCCAGTCAGTATCGCCGAGATTCAGGAATCATGATGTTTCCGATGAAAGACATAAGCGATTTGGCCGCTCACCTAAACCATACGAGAATGTTGAGACAGCTACAAGAAAAGGGATTCAAGGGAAGAATAATGAGAGTAAACAGGAATGGCGTGGACCTCATGGACGCAAGCCTGTATTCTGGTTATAGGCCTGGCATGACCGTAGAACAGATACTTAGAGGTCGAATTGTTGAAGGTATGAAAAAAGAAATACAAAAACTTCTTGATAGCCAAAAGTCAAAAGATAAACCACTTGAGAGGATCGACTTTTGAAAAAAGAAGAAGAGCTCTGTGTCCCCGTGGGCAAGACATCTGACGGACACGTCATATATTTCATTCTCAACCCAATTGGCAAATCGCTTGACTGTCTTGTGTCTGGTCAAAAAACAGGATTCTATGGATATGTCTCCAAGGAGCCTGGAATTGACCGTATGACCAACAGTAAATTACAGAAACTCATATGGCATATGGAAGACACTGAAGACTGGGCAGACATGTTTTTCAACAAGCGAATAAATATCAAACCAGAACTAATGAAGGGCACAAGCACCCTCTCTGTTGCTGAACTCATCAAACAGGCAGAACAGAAGACTGATAATCTTGACATAAGCAAAATGTCTCGCCGTGGGGCACGTAGATCTGGGGTTGTAAAGCCCTCTAAGAAAATCGGGTTTAATAAACTATGAAAGCCGTACTTGTAGCAAATCTAGAAGGCAAACGCCTCTACTACATAGTCGACTCAACGACGCGATTTAACGATGGCGTGATTACTTCCGAAAACGGAGAATCTAAACTGGTGGACTTTTGGCCTACTGTGAAGTCTTCTGAATCGTTGATACAAATCACAAATACGAAGTTCCATGAAACCCTGTGGAGCGAGGGTGTCGGCCAGGATAAGGCCTATTGGCACAGCTGTTTTGTTGCTAAAAGATTTTCAGTTGACGAATCACTACTCAAGGGCGTCGTAATAAGAAACGACATCTTTAATAGAAGATTAAAAATAGAAAAAACAACTAACCGAGCCATAGATTTCAAAACATCACTTTCTACTCCTGACGAAAAAAGCGTGTTCAGGAAGCTGGGGCAAAGAATTGGTGACGGTGCAGAAAGAGCAACCGGCAGAATACGTGGATTCAGGGCAGGAGCGACTTTTGATCCAGATGCGGTTGACGCTGATATGGACGGTTTTGTTCAAGAAGGAACGCAGTTCGCAAGACCAGCGGCCCCAGGCAAGGTCCCAGACGTCCCATCTACAAACGCATCATCTGGCAATGACATTTTAGAAAGTCAAAAAAAAAATAATAAAAGACAGTCAATAGGCTCAATAGCGAGAGCGTTTTCTTCTAGATTTCATTTTTTTGATCCGGCTGGAGATTCTAGAAAAAAGACAAGATGGATTGATAGGTCCAGTGCAGTCATAGATGCCGAATTCAAAAAACAAGAAGACAAAATAAACAATCTTTATAACGATGGCAAAAAAATATCTTCGGTTGGAGACGCCAAGAAGGTTCTTTCACAAATCGCACCAAAAGCGAATATTGACTTTTTGGATAATAAGAACGACACGGACAATCTTTCACCATACGAATCCGCATTGTTTCTCGGAATTGCACACGGACTCCGTGTTGCACCACACTTAAAAGAAGCTGAAATTAGTTTCCAAAAATCAGACATAAACGAAACCGCTCAAGGATCGCAGAGCATGAGGCCGCCAATTTTTGGTGCCAGCGGAAGGAAGATTTTTGAGATAAGCGAAAGGCCTCCAGCCGTTGATCCGAACACACAGCGAATGGATGATAGAAGAACAAGATCAGCAAGACACACAATCCGGTATGCAGATGAAATGAGTAAAGCAGCCAGGGTTCGCGGTGGAAGAATTAGAAATGGCGGAAGGTACCAGCAGGGCACGTTTGACTCTGCGGCATACGACCTGACCAGTCTCAGGGTTGCCGCTGCCTATCTTTTTGAGCAATCGGACGATCCGGACTACAAAAAGTTCACGGAACTAGCAGACCAGATTGATCGAAGAAAATCCGCAGAAATAAACGACACGGTCACCGAGCAGTTGCAAAAAGAATACGAAACATTGAGAGAGCTCTTTGAAAAAAGCATGTCAAATCTTGTTGCTCAAAACCCAAAAGATTTAGACGAAAGAGTCGAAGAAGCAAAACTAGCCATGATGCGCGCGGTGATGATCCACGAGACCGGTCACGCTGCTCATCAGGAAAAGGCCTACCAAGACGCCATTAAAGCTGCAACAAAAGCCCGTGATGCACACGTCAAAAAATATCAAGCAATGCACGATAGGTTGCGCGAAATAACCGACATTGTCTCCGCAGGACCATCAGACAGGGATGTTGTTAGGGCTTTGCAGGATGAATTCACTAAAATTCAAACTGAATTAAGTGGGTCATTTTTCACAGGAGAAAAAGACTTAGAAAAATTATTAAAGTATTCTGGTCCCGAACTGTTCCCATTTTACACGTGGCACTTAGCCCATGGTGCTGGTTCAAAAAACGTTGAAAGGAAGATAGCTGAAGGACTACTGGATAGGCAGTCAGCAAGAACCTTGAGCGACTTAATGGCAGGAATGCACGGATCTTTTCAGGTTGACCCAGTTACCGGTCCTGACATAAATCCTGTAAGTTGGCTTATTTCTTATTACGAAATAACACAAGAGGACATAAAAGAGGCTGCGAGAGTAGCTGCAGCGAACGGAGACCTTGCACTTGTTGCCGCTGCACAATCACAGCTTCAAGCACTGGACTCAGTCATGAACGCGATTATGTCCAAATCTCAAGACAGACTCAAAGAAAGCGTTTTAGACAAAAACGGTAAAGAAATACCAATGAGCAGAGAAATGTTCAGAACTCTTGAGCTCCTAAGAAATCAGTCAATTTCCTCAAGGGACATGGCCGATGCTCTGGATCAAGGAATAGTCCCAAGAACTCCAGTTGGCTCCGCGATGAAGGTAAGAGATCTTTTGGACTTTGTGGCACTTGGAATGGTCTACGGTAATAGAAGAGTATTCAAGGACGGTTCATTTGACCCAGAAGTAGGTGTCAATTCGTTCATGCATCAAGGCTCTCCTGAGTTTAATAAAATGAGAGAAGATCTTTCCTTGCTAAACATGGCGATTCAGAACAATTTCTCTTTCATTTCTGATGTTGCTTCCGTTGAAACACGAGCGAAGATGGTTGAGGCAATTAGGAGGCTTGGACTGGTAAACCAGATTGGGCATCCTGACCCATTTGCGGCAAGCGAAAGCATGCTTGAGAGAGTCAACAATCTATTTGATTCGCTGTCCATAAGCGACACATTCTCGGGTACGCAGGTACCAAACCCGCTTGACGCAAGCCCAAATGCTGCCGCTCAACTCATTGACCAAGCGCTAACCAGAGCAATAATCTCAATTTCTGGAGATAGGCAGGATTATTCAACAAGCAAAAATGCTGGCTTGATATTCACGCTCACCGCAATAGGTAGACACACGTACGATGACCTAACACCTGAAGAAATACGTATTGCGGAGAATATCGCCAAATACGGAGGCGGCTCCCCTCAGGCTTCTTATATGTCCACCCTTACAAACTTCCCAATTGCAGAGTGGCTGCGATCTGAATGGGGAGAAAACAGGGTGGAATTGTTCTCTGAATTAGCGGTGATAGCCGCCTTGAGGCTCTCTCTCTATTCAGCAGAAAGAGATTCTTCAGGAACCATACTTTCCCGGAAGTTGAATAAGCGAGAAATTGAAGTTCTTAAAAAGCTGTTATCCTGGTATGAGCCAGGGGCAGAACTAAACCTTGGTTCAGCTGATCTTCCGAAAGATAGATAAATGTCAAATGAAACAGTAAAATCTGTTGAAGAACTTAAATCCATGCTCAGCGGTATAAATGATTTTGTTATTGAAAACAACGAAGATGTAAAGAAGTCGATAGAAATATTTGGACTCCCGCATCCAGCAAAAAAATCTTCTGATTCTACCGATCAGTTCATTGGAAACCTGCGAATATGGTATTACGGAAAAGACCCGTATGCCGAAAAGCGACTCGACTTGTTTGAAGAAATGCAAAAATATTTGCTAGGTAGCATTTCAGGCAATCCATTTAGGGATGGCGATCTAGAAGTTCTCAACAGATTCATAAAAGAATCTAAAGACAGGAAAAAATCAGATGGATGAGATGTTCGAAGAAAAAGCAAGCGCTAGAGGCCTTGCTCAAAGAGACGTGACTCCAAACAAGCCTGGAGCTGGCGGTAGTAGTCCTGGAATGAGAAGAGGAAACTTGGAAAGACTTCTTCGTTACTGGCGTCCAATCATGCTTAAAGACGGAGGTTTCAGAAGGTGTCGCGTCATTCTCGCTAACCATCCAGAACTTTACCCCCTTGAGAACATATGCGCTTGGCTTCATCACGAAACAACCGGACTTTGGCCAAACGAAGGTTGCCATCATCCAACGATGAAAAATTGTCGCAACAAATTGAAGAAGCTTAAAAAAAATGAATGGACTGGCCGAGAGTTTGCGGCAAGACTAAATAGGCCAATCAATCCACCAAATGCACGTCTTGCTAGCATGTCTCCTGGGAAGAGCCTTGATGACGACATGTTTTTTTCAACTAAAAACTGGCGAGAAATTGAAGACACAAGACCAGTTGTGACAAATGATGACTTCGTTCACGGAATGTTGGTAATGAAAGACTTCATCGAAATGGAACCAGAATTTGCCTCGTACTTGAGAGACAATTCAAACTGGGAACACGTTGGAGAAGACGAAGACGGCAATGAGATTTCAGTAGATTTTGACCCAAATGTTAAAGGTTGCTGCGGATAAAATGAATCATAAGTATGTTGTTTTTGAACAGAAATCCGAGTGCTGTGGATCAACCACTGTAGTAAAAGCTCGCGTCATAGTCGCTGATCTTTCTACAAAATCAAATCACAGACTGATACGCGGATGTGGCGCTATAAGCGAAAACATAATTTCGTACAAGGCCCTTGCTAAACGTAATGGATTCACCAAAAACTACAACGTTAAAAAAGTTGGGTCAATGGGAAGCTATAACCCAATCGGCCAGGCCGCACAAACAATCGGCACCACCGCTCTGCCCGGGAATATAAGCACGATTGCCAGTCCTGGTCGCTCAGCGGTGTCGCGCATACTAACTCCAGGAAGACCTGGATTACCATCGATAGGTGGCGCACTCGGTTCAGTTACATCCGACAGAACTCAATCAAGGTGCCCAGAAGGTTATCAATATGGCGGAAGATTTACTGACAACAAGTACTCAACGTGCGGTCAGCAATTGTTTGTTACCGCAGGACCACTTGGTTTGGCAATAGGCGCTATTAGAAAACTAAGAAGAGTTGCCAGAGCCGTTACGCCTGACACAAACGTTACTGCGCTTGGCGGAGCACAGCAGGGGAATCCAGTTTTATCAAGAAGGCCAGATATACCAAAGGTTTCGTTTGCAAATCCAAAAAAGCTAAAACTCGAAGTTGATGCTCTTGTATCAAAACTTGGTTCAATAAAAGAACCAACCACAAGACTTGTAAGAAGAGACGGGTATGTTTTAGAGCCAGTTGTTCCGCCTTCCGTTCTGCGCGCAATACCAGACAACAGAGACATGGAAGGTGCAACATTTTTGATGAATGTATCTTCGCGAAACATGCTTGGCGGTGAAGAACTTGGAATGCTTTCTAACACAGGTGTTACGTCATTGAAGTACGTTCTCCCAGATGGTTCAACTCTTTCTCTTGAAAAAAAGAGACCATTGACAGTTGGTGAAAGAAGAAAGCTTGGCAGAACAGTAAATTCGGCCGCTGATATATCAAACTCTACAGATTACGCTGCAAGATTAAAAGAGGTAGCGACACAGACGGGCGACGGAATTCTTTACAGCGAATCTCTCAAGCGATCAAGAACAGTAGAACAAGCATTTTCAGGAAAGCCATCTTCAAGATCTACTGAACCAAAGATGCCTAACACCCAAACAGTTGCCGAGGAAACTGGCGGTAAGCTTATAACGAACCTGGAAAACGCCATCCAGTCAATTAATAGCGGTGGTGATCTATCTAATATTTCGATGGAGATAAGAAGCGAAGCCCTAAGAAAAGCAAACGCTTCAAAGATAAAGAAGATTAACAATAATCAATCACTGATTGAAATGAAAGATAAAAAACGATTTGTAATCAACGAAAAGCCTGCTAAGTACCAGTTTATTGGAGAGTCTCTTGCTGCCGCATTCCAAGAGCACATGGGACTCGTTTCCGGTGACGTAGTAGGCATTGAGGTTGGCGATTCAAGAAAGTTTATGAAGCAAGATCCAACCAGCTACCTATCTGGATCAACGATGAATAGGTCTGCGAAGTTTAACGACTTTAGCGCAGCTGATGTTGCCAGACTGATGATATCCGACTGGGTTACTGATCAAAGGCTTAGAGATCCAGGCTCAATAGTTGGCGTTTCAAGAGACGAAGCAACCAAACTTGCAGTTCTTTCAAACTCAACATCTGGTTTGACTGCATTGAGCGATATTGAAATTGCAAAACGTTCAAAAATATCTGCCGATGAATTCTGGGATAAAAAACGAGCCGCGCAGATATCTGCATACGCGCAGTCCTTGCAAGAGTTAAAGCGTCAACAATTTATTGGGATATACCAGCAGCTGCTTCAAAAAGCAAGATCCTTTAGCGTAAGCGGTTTTAAGAGCAAGTTGTATAGAGACGGAGCTCTTTCGGAGGGTGAAAAGATCCACCTTAATATTGTTCTTAAAATATTCAATCAAAGAATCTCTGCCCTAAAAGGCTCAGAAGAGATGCTTCGCACAATTATCAGCAAGGGCGAATGATGAAGCTTGTATCAATCCTTAAAGACGAAATCGGCGGCGAAGTATACGGCTATGCAGTCAAGTCAGGAAAATCGATTACCTATTTTGGCGTTAATGAGAGTTCTGGAGAGTGGGCCAAATGGGCCAACAGTGAAGCAAAGTCTCAGGACGACTTCTCCCTTCCATTTGGTGTTTCTGGAACTGAATTTGAGATACCAAACAGGGATCTAGCGCAAACGCTCGGGATTAGCGAGGCAGACCTAAAGAGCACAAGCCAGTTCAATGTAAAAACCAAATCAGTAAAGCACGATATTGAAAAAGATTTTATCAATGTAAGCGATTCCCCGATACTTGGGCAGGGTCAGCAAAAGACAAGATCAATAAACTTCAAAGCACTTGCATTCAAGAACGATCAAAAACTTTCTTCTTTTATTACTGAATTCAAGTCGCAGAAACATGCATTTGATATAGACACCAATCGCTTTAACTCCAAGTCTAAAGGAATTGAGAGAAGCGTATTTCATTCTGAGTTGCGCGAAAAAATGTCTAACGGATTCGAAAGAAGACTTGGAAATTTGATTGTTGACTCAAGAGAAAAGTTGGTTCTTCCAATTCAGAGAAAATCTGTTGGAGCTTCATTTTTTGATGGAATGAGCAAAAAAGATATTGGACCAAAGCTCGGCAGCGGTGCAGCTCGTCTAGGAAGAAGAACGCTGCGTGCAACAAATGCAAGATTTGATCCAGATGCAATAGATGCCGACCTTGACAAGATAATTCAAGAAGGCACTCCATTTGAGCGACCTGATACGAGCCCAAAGCCGGTTAAGCGTGTCGTAAACAATGCCTCGCAAGGCGCTACTGGAATGGCTTCAGCAAGAGATAATGCAAAACCAATAAAGAACACAGACCCAGAAGGAGTCATTGACGATTTACTGGAACAGGCAGATGGTGCAAATGATGCAATCACACCTTTGCTAAAAAAGGCTAAAGACAGCATTTCTTCACTTACAAGAAATGAGCAAAACGACCTAATATCAAACTTGCAAGACGAATTCAATAATGGATCGCTGGCCGGGGACAGAAGACTTACTGACCTTATTGATTATGTCAAAGGCACAGTACCTTCTGACATGCCGGTTGTATCTAGAAAGAAAAAACCAGCGCGAGGCATGCAGTCGCAGAGGGTCAATAGACAAGCCAATGCGGTGAGAGCTGCTGTCGGTGGATCAAAACCAAAATCCACAAGAACCTCAAGCGGGCCAACACTTGCAAGATTTCCAGGACAACGTGGTCCAAACGGGGAAATGCTTCCTCGAAGGGAATTCGAAGAGAGCACTCTTCAGGCAGTGTACGATTCGTTTACTAAAAAGCCAAATGAAAATCCAGCTGAAACATATAGGCGTGTAGCCCAAGAATTCACCATGTCGATGTACGACGTGGAAGCTCACATAAACGAAATGCATAAGGGCAGCAGGCTCCGTTTGCCATTTGCGATCAGACCAGAATATCTTGGAATAACACCAAGCGAAGCATCGGCTGTTCCAAAACCAATGCAAAAACTTAGTGACGAGCAAATATACGCAGCAAGAATGACTGGCGTAATAAGCCTTGAAGACATGGCAAAAATACTCGGAATGACAAGAAGCGAAGTGAGGCAAGCTGAGCAGCGTCACATGCGTACCCTTCCTAAAACTCCAGAAATCACTTCAACAGAAGCTCGCGGCATGCCAAGCAGAAGAAGATCTGGCTCAACCATGCCAGGACGCGCAAGAAGACTTGAATCATCTATTGCAAGAGTACAAACAGTTCCAAATGCCAAACCAGAAAAAGGAAAGAAGGCGGTCTTTGGTGCCGGATCGAAGAAGGTTGGTCCAAACGACGGCAGATTTGTAGAGGGTCTTGCTCCAAACGATAAAGACAAAGCTGCGAAGGCGATGCAGGAACTTGAGACAGAGCTGACGAACACTCTCAAAGGTGGAAAGAAAAAGCCAACAAAACGAAACCCAAATCCTAGTGACTCCGAGTTTGGCACATCATACTTTGCTGCTTGGTGGCGCGGACAGATGCGTGGTGCAGAAAAACAAACTCGCAGAGGTGGGACTTTTGCACCAAGAAATCACGACGACAAGCTAACCACTTCCGACATAACCGAAATGCGACTCGTTCTAGACGCTGAAATAGCGGCAGGACGAATCGACACAGTGGCAATAGATAAAGATGGAAAGCCAAAGGTAGACAAGGATGGCAATCCCCTTTTGTCGCCAGCTGAAAAAGCTCAAAGAATGCTCGACGACATGCAGACCTTGATTGAAATGCGTGATTCCAATTCTTACGAAATGGTTGAGCATCTGCATACTGAATCGCAGAAAAAAGTAGCTGAAGCAGTTACCGGAAAAACAAAGATGCGTGGTTCAGAAATCAAGAAACTTGGCCTCGGAGAAGAATCATCATTCTGGGGTCGCGCAAGAGGATTGGATACAGGACTAAGCGCACTAACGGACGAAGACAAAAAGTTGGCAGATACTCGTCAACGTTTCCTCCGAGTCAATCCAGAACGAAAGAGAAAGCGTGAGCTAAAAGCTGCCCGTAAGTCTGCAACAAGAAACAGACGAGGTAGACAACTCACTGAGACGTCCCCTGAACTTGCAATTGAGCAGAAAAAGCTCAGATTCATGGCTGCGAAGCGCGAACTCGCTGCTCGACTCAGAAGAAACAGAAGTGCTTCCAAGCTTGAGGAAAAAGTCAAGGGCAATAAGTCCGATAACCACAAGATGGTTACAAGAAACGCTGACGGAACATTTACGGTTAATCCAAGATTCACCTCGGCTCTTGCGTTCGTTTCTCGTGAATACGCAAAGGATGCAGGACTCGGAAGAGAAGCTCAACGCAGACAAGCAATTTCCAACCTTTGGGAAAACACTGGTTTCTCCAATGAACCTGTACTTATATCTAAAGACGAAGTTCAGGATTTGATCGACGCTGGATGGACTCCAATCGTCAGAGGAACAGGAAATGAAAAAGTCAAGGGTGAAGCATACGTTGAGCAGTTCTTAACAAACCCTGACAGATTCGTTCCTGGCCAAGGTGGACAAGTTCACGGCTTTGGCGAATACTTTACGGATAAACCTGAATCCTGGAACGGATACAGAGGTGGTAGAGATGACCGACACACCATCCTTGCTCTTATTCCACCTTCAGCAACAGTTGTTGATAAGCAGACGCTTAAAAACGAGCAACAGGCAATGCACAAGATAACTGAAACCATGATGACCGCAATCCAGGAAATGGGCGGAAAAGATGGAGCCTCGCAATTGACTTCTGGAGAAATTGCTGCAGCATTAAGAAAAGGCTTGGCAGAAACACATAGTAGTCGCAGCGGAACAGCCTCTTACTCAATAGCGGATTCAATCATTAGTCAACTTGAAGAAATGGACAGAAGCGGAAAAGATAGCGTAAAAGCAAAAGCTGATGCCATAGAAGCAATATCGTTCTTGAATAAAGCAGCTGGAACGGACGAAGAAGGAAGATTCGCACCAATCATCGGCGTCAGCCTTGAGCGCAGTCACTCAAACGTAATTCTTCTACATGACAGATCATCGATTGCTGCTGTCCATGTTCCTCTTGAAGACGAAGTGGCTCAGAAGCTTGCTAAGGGCGAGAGGAAGGCTACAAAGGCTTCTAAGGCCCAAAAGAAGGCTCAGGGAGTCGTTGACGTTACAAGTTGGACAAAGACTGGTGGTCAGCGAGGATCAAACGCTGGAGGAACCTATAGGGACGGAAATGGTGTGGAGCACTACGTCAAGCAACCGAACTCTCAGATACAGGCCGAGAACGAAGTTCTAGCTTCAAGGCTCTACAATCTTGCTGGAGTAAAGACGCCAGAAATAAATCTTGGAGATGAAAACGGATCACCAAGAGTTGTCTCAAAGATAATGACAGATATATCTCCTGCCAGTTCATCTCAGAACGACGCCATCGCGGACACTTTCGTTACACACGCATGGCTTGGAAACTGGGACGCCCTATTGAATAACAACACTCAAGTTGATAGCTCTGGCAATCCAGTTACAATAGATGCCGGCGGAGCAATACTGTTTAGAGCTAATGCAGGGCGCAAGGGCACCGGAGGATCAACGGCATTTGGTGATGTTGCAGGAGAAATGGATACCCTCAGGGATCCATCTGTAAACCCGACTGCAGCAAGAGTCTTCGGCAAATTGACTCCAGATCAGATCAAGACTCAAGTGGCTAGATTGCGCTTAATAACATCTGATCAGATCAGGAAAACCGTAGATACCATGATCAGCGACATGGTTGAGCGTAAGAAAATAGCAGATACACTGATAGCTCGCCAACAGGACATTATTAACAGATTTGGATGATCATGGAAGAAATACGCGCAGCACATATCTTGTTTCTTGAAAAACAAGCAGACATAGCAGAGTTGCTTCTATATCCACCGTTTGCATTCATGCCTAAGGATAAGTTCGGTGGACCAGATGATTACAACTTCCCCGCAAAGACAGAACTTGGTAGAAAATTAGAAAAAGCTTTTGATAAAGAAATCAATAGGGTTAACTACAAGTCAAACATGGACCCAAGTGTTGAACTGTTTTCGGACCCTTTCTCAAAAATTGAAAAAGAATTTGAAACAGACCTAGAAGAAGCTAGACAGTTTAGATCTCGCTACCCAGATCGCGAAGAAGCGCTGATCGAATCAGAGAAGCTAAAGCCAGTAAACGAAGAAGTTGTAATTGTAGATTAAGAATGGAAAAAGACCCTTCACTCACTGGGAAGCTTGGAGCAATAAGAATGGCTGAGATTATCGGCTGTTCTGGAGCACACCAAGACAAAAACGGAAAGTGGAATCCCTGCGCCTCCCCAGAAGAGCTGGACAGAATCTCGAATGCAGCTGAACCAACAAGAAGAAAAACGGCTTTGTCGGAAGTTGAAGACTGGCAAAAATCAAGAACCATAAAAGGAAAGAAAAAGAAGAAAGAATGGCTTCGTCTTGGACAAAGAGGAGTCTACGGAATTGAAACATCACAAGATGGTGGATTAACAAGAATCACAACTCCTTCTGGGGTCGGAAGTGGTGTGCAATCTTCTTCTATGGGGAAAGCTGCTTATGAGTCAATTGAAGAAAAGGGAGTAAACCCATTTTCACCAAGAGACAACGACGTTGACGTTTTTAGCGATATTGAGTCTGCAAGAGCACGCTCAAGACAGCTTGGCTGTATCGGTGTAAGCAGGAGAGTTTCCAAAACAGGAAGAACCGTTTGGATGCCATGCACCAACATGACGGACTATTCAAGACTGAGCGGAACAACTGCACTTGGAAGAAGACATCAGCAAGAGGCTCTTACCAGAAGAATAAGAACAGTCGTCCGAGATGATCTGACAAAACTAAGAAGAAAAAAATCTTTGTTTGAAGAAATCAACGGGTTTATCCCATTGGTGAAAGAAGCTATTCTTGGTGGAACAACAGCCACTGGTGTTGACATGAACGGCAAGAAGAAAAAAGGCACAAAGCGTGGCCCAAAGAATGATCAAAACAGCATCAGACAAGCAATGGAAGACGCAGTAAAAGGAAAGTACAAGTCTGATGAATCTGGTTCGATGTCAGATAACGAATCATTTATTGAATCAACAAGAAGTTTTAACAAACTTCCGGATTTCATAAACCCTTGTGAGCCTGGATATGCTCCAACCGGTAAAAGGAGAAATCGTCACGGAAAAATGAGTAATGGTTGCGTAAAAATTGGTTCGAAGAGCCTTGGCAGAAGAATACTCAACAACGTGAATGCAAGGTTTGACCCAAACGCAATAGATGCTGACGGAGACATGGTTGTCCAAGAAGGAACCCCATTTGAAAGACCAGCAACGCCACGTGCACGTATTCAAACACCTGCAGTAGCGAAACCTCAAGCACCAGGAATGCCTTCAACAACTGGAGGCGAAGATCCAATGAAGGATCACTTGAAGAGAATGAAAAGAAAGGCTCATTTGGATTGGGCGTATGCAAACCCAAGCTTCAATGCACTTCGTCCAATTGTGGATAAACACAAGAAAGACAAAGAAAGCCTTACTGATAAAGATTACAAGAAATTAGAGCGCTTCTACAATAATTACGGTCCAGGAAAAGGTCGTGGCTCAAGGTCTACAAGAGGAATGCGTTCTGAAAGGTATGTTGGAAAACCAAATGTTGGCGGCAAGGAAATGGGCAAGATAATCCTGGATAGAGTTAAACCTCAATTCAGAAATAAGAAGAGTGGAGACAAGCGTCATTTCGCAATAGCCGGAGCTCCAGGAATGGGTAAATCAACACTTGTTGACTACTTGCAAAAAAGAGGACTGATTCCAAAAAACGACGAAGCTGCTCACGTAGACCCAGACTTCATCAAGCAAGGCTTGGTTGGATACGCTGGTGGTCGTGGTGCTGGTGCTGTTCACTATGAATCAGCAAACTCGGCCACAAGGGTTGTCGACGATGCTGTAAGCGGTGGAATGGACATAATCACAGAAGGAACTGGTCAGCGCATGCGCTACTACCGGTCTATACGCGACCGTGGATACAGCAACATTGGACACTGGGCTTTCACTCCAACGGATACCGCAATACAGAGGCTTCGTGCAAGAAGAGCTGAAGATGGAAGATCTATAGCCGAAGAGATTACGACCAATGTTCACTCATCTACATACGGCCTTGTAAATGGTTACCTTAATGACGGAACGTTAGATGAATTTACCCTTTGGAATACTGATGTCCCTAAAGGTTCTGACCCTAAAAAAATCGTAGAAGTAATTGGTGGTGTTGCAAAATTCTACGATGAAGACAAGTTTATACAGTGGGCAGAAGGCGGACTTGGTAGATCCGGAAAAGAAAACCTTAGTTACTGGCAGAGAAGATTTTCTAAAAACCAATAAATATTTACACACTTTTGTACGAAACTATCGGTGTTCCACTAAAAGACGTAAATCAGTGATACTTTTGTATCTAGCGGTTGGGTGCTTACCTAAGCCACTTCATCCCATAAAAATTCCAATTCAGGAGAAAAACCCAACATGTCAGTAGACAAATCAAGAGTAAACGAACTGCAGGGTGCGCTTCGTCAGAAGATGGCGGACAACAAGGCAATCGCAGATTCATTCAAAGTTGAAGACGGCACAGTCGTAGTTAACGCAGAACAAAAGTCAGCATTCGATCGCAACATGTCAGACATCAAGGAAATCAAGTCCTTGATCGAAGGCCTCGAGTCGTTCGAAAAGGTTGCTAGCTGGGGTTCTGAGCAGGCACATGATTCAGTTGCAGCAGAAGTTGCAGCAGCTGCAGCAGGCCAGCCAGCATTCGGTTACAGCCAGAAGGAACTCCGCACCATCGGTGAGCAGTTCCTTGACTCAGCAGAGTTCAAGGCCCTTAACGGCGGCCGCAATGGTGCAAACATGCCATCACCTTTCGAGGTAAAAGCATCGTTCACTGGCGGTTACAACGTCAAGGACATTTACACTGCAATGCCAAGCGGCTTCCCAACACAGTTCGGTTCGGTTCAGCGCGATCCAATCATCGTACCTCCAATGCGTACGAAGAGAGTTCGTGACTTGTTCCCAACCCGCACTACCACTTCTGCAATCATCGAGTACTTCCGCGTAAGCGGCTTTACCCGTAACGCAGCAATGGTTGCAGAGCGTTCAGCTTCAGCAACCTTTGGTGTTAAGCCACAGTCAAGCATGACCTTCGAAGGTGTTCAGACATCGACGAAGACTCTTGCTCACTGGGAAGCAGCACACAGAAACGTTCTTGCTGATGAGCCACAACTGCGCTCAATCATCGACAACGAACTGATGTACGGCCTTCGTTTGCAGGAAGACTATCAAATTCTCCAGGGCGATGGCACTGGTGAGAACTTGACAGGTATCCTTGAGACAGCCGGAATTCAGACTTACGACTGGTCGTCTGGTGCACTTACACCAGTTCCAGACAACAAGGCTGATGCAATCCGTCGTGCAGCAACCCTTTCGTTCCTTGCATACTACGAGCCATCTGGTGTCGTAATGCATCCAAACGATTGGGAAGACATCGAATTGGCAAAAGACGAGTACGGTCAGTACCTCGTTGCCGTCTCGGTTGCTCTCGGTGGTGAGCCAAAGGTATGGCGTTTGCCAATCGTCGAGACCCCAGCAATGCCAGAAGGCACTGCTCTCGTCGGTTCGTTCGGTCAAGGAGCACAAATCTATGACCGTGAACAAGCAAGCATCCGTATCTCGGAACAGCATGCAGACTTCTTTATCCGCAACGCAATTGTCATCTTGGCCGAGCAGCGTCTCGCCCTTGCTGTCAAGCGTCCAGAGTCATTCGTCGCAGTAACCTTCGACAACGCTCCAGGTGCAGAAGACTAATAAGCATTAAGTGAAAACCCCGCTCATTCCTTCGGGGGTGAGCGGGGTTTTTGCTATATACGGAAAGATTGTGTATGAGGGAAAATGAACCATTTCTGTTTTTAGGAGAAATGTCTCTATTTGATAACCTTCTCGGCGAGGTACTGTCGTTAACGGATGAAGACTGGACCGAATATGAAGGCAGAAAGAAAAGGCGCGGTGCAGCGTCGGCGATAACTGACACTATCCCCTTGTTTTACGACGTAAAACAGAGGGTTGATTCAGCAATACCGCACAAAAACCATGAAAGATTCAGTTCCTATGTAGATGAAGTCGTTTTGGCCGCAAGGGAACACTTTGGTGAAGTAAAAATTCAACAAGCAATGCTTACTCGGCTCAAAGCCGGAGTAGTGATTCCCGAACATACGGACGAGGGTCGAGTAACTAGGGTAACTCACAGAATTCACGTACCGGTCATAACCAATACGGAATGCATATTCACCATTGGGCGTGAGTCCATGAACCTAAAACCTGGTCAAATATGGGTTATAGACAACGTCGGAAGACTCCATAGCCTACGAAATGATGGGATCGAAGATAGGGTCCATCTAATCGTAGATGCCATGTAATGTGGGATAATATCTATTACATATGAAGCCAGAAGAAGACGACGAATACGTTAGCGAATACACAAGGTTTTTGAAGAACTCTCGTGGCGTTCCGGAAGATTTTCAAACGTGGGTACAAGACCTGCACGGTAGCGCAATCAAGAAGAAGAAAAAAAGAGACAAGACAAAACCGACAATAGACGAGGAACAAGAATGACTCCAACAGACGACATGTTTTTGCCAGAGAACGCCGAGAAGTTGCGTTTGCTCATGGAACGCTACGACAAGATGGCTGAAGAAGCAATGATGGAAGATGCACGCCTACGTAAAATAGAAAAAGAAGTTTTATCTGAAGGCTCTGCAAAATAAATGGAAAATCAAAGATTCTGGTATGGAGCTACTGTCCTCAAAGTAATCGATGGCGACACTATCGAGCTTATGATCGACCTTGGATTCAACATACACCACAAAATAAGAGTAAGACTTTATGGTGTAAACACTCCAGAATCAAGAACCAAAGATATTGCAGAAAAAGAGATGGGCCTAAAAGCTAAGAGCTTTACGCAGGATTGGCTAACAAGCCACAAATGGGTTTTCGTAAATACCATCCCAGACAAGAACGACAAATACGGTCGAATTCTTGCAAGAATATTCAGTTCAGACAACATTCAAGACCCGTCTACAGCCTGTCTGAACAAGGACATTATCCAGGCTGGATACGCCAGGGAGTATTTTGGCGTTGGAGATAAGACGTGGGAGGAATTTAAAACAAAATGAAAAAGGATCTATTCGTAAATGTCATACTTAGAATTCTTGCTACTTTCGCCGCATCTGGTCTTGGCGTTATCGGCGCAGGAACTATTGCTGGTGTTCCAGTACTTAAAGCTGTCTTCATGGCTGGAATTGCAGGGGTTGCAGTCGTAGTCGAAGGCCTATCAAGAGCGTTTCTCGAGGATGGAAAACTTTCAAGCTCAGAAATAAATGACGTATTTAACAAGGTTGATAAAAAAGCACCAACCAAAGAGAAAACAAATGAAAAGGCTTAGTCTTGTTTTCTTGTCCATACTCGCTCTTGCTTCTTGTGGCTATGACGGCAAGTATCGCTACCCATGTCAAGACCCTGAAAACTGGGAATCAACAGAATGTCAGCCTCCGATATGCAAGGTAGATGGCGCGTGCACAGAGACGCTGCTTGGATGGGACCCGAACGCAGCAACAGAAACAACAATCGAGGAGACAGTCGCACCATGAAACCACGTTTAACCCCTGCAGAGTTAGATGCTCGCCTTAAGTTTGTTATTGGATGCATGCTCGGATTTGTTCTTCTTATTACAACCGTCGGAGTCCTTTGGGCGCTCGTATTCGTGACACAGCCGATTGGTGCTCAAGCCGAAAATGACAAGATGTTCTTTGGGGTTCTTTCGTCGGTAGCAACATTCATTACCGGAACACTTGCTGGATTAATGATTTCTACAGGAAGAAACGCCGAAGACAAGAATGGCAACGGAATACCTGACAGCGAAGAGTAAATCGGTGATTAAAACTTTGTTGTAATAACATTTCCATCTATGTGGTCAGATGGGGGGAGTTTTTCCCTAACAAGACAACGCAGAAGCCATCTATCGGTTCCGTCGTATCTAGGAACAAAATCTTTTCTTCCATGTATGGTTGCTGAATTGTCGATTATCGCCAGCTGGCCCTGAGAAAGAGTAAATTCTTTTACGTTCTTTGCAATAATTTTCTTAAACTCCTCTAAAGCTAACTGAGCAGTTGTTTCCAAACCGTACATTACCGAACTGTCGTAATTGAGACGAACATAACCATCTTCACGCCGTTGAATAATTGATGTCTTAATCAACTTGTCTTCTTCGCCATTCATCCTGAAACTTTTATCAATTGAGGTTACGAAGTTTTCTTTTGTTAGCTCATAGAGCACTTCTGGATCTGTCTCACCCAGCAAATCCTCTAGACATACGTATGTTGTGGCTGCATTTTCGTCTCCGCGAAGACACAAAAGCATTACATAATCTGGTTTATATGGGTGAAAAGCTGTTTCTGTATGAAGCTCCAACTCCACCTTCGAGGAAGTTGACATTTGCTCTTTTTCTGTTTTCTGTATAGGGAAAACATGCTGAATAAGTCTTCCGTATTGCTCTTGTATGTAAGCAACCGGATGTCCGTAATCTTTGGCGATTTCAATCAGCGATGATTTAGCTACCCCAACATCCAGACCGTGGTCAAGGGCGGTTGGCGTAGCAGGTATTTCACCAATGTTTACATTGTCGATTATTTGCACAGACATACACCAGATACTAGCGCAGTCTGAGTTTGGATTATTTATTCAGAATTTTTTTATGAGACAAGGCTTTTTTGCGTTTAATTGACTTATTCTTTACAGGAACCTTTTTATTCACGTAACTATTTACGAATGGTGATGACGATATTGCCACTTCAACAACCTCTACCTTTTGCTCCTGGACTGGGGGGAGTGGCTCTGCATACGGCTCTTGAGTTGCAACCTGTACAGGAGGCTCTTCTTGTGGTTCAGGTGAACCTACCGCATCCTGAACTTGCTCAGGGGCAACCGTGGTAGTAGTGGTAACTTCAGTTGTTGTCGTAGACCCGTCAAATTGACGACCATTTGATCCATCGCAAGAGATGTTGCAATCACCGTTTGTCACTGTTGGGTTTGACTCTGCGCCTATAAGCGCGTAAATGACTCCTCTCGCTTTCGACGCGTCTACGCCTTCATGCCAAATAGCCAAAGTGAAGTTTGGACGATAACCATTTCCACCGCTACCATCCATCACCCCAATGCCGACGTATTGGCATTTGCCGAAGTAGTCATAAGAACCAGCAATCGCAATACCAAGTGCCTTGTGTCCGCCCTTGCCATACCCGACAAGTCGCTGGTAGGCATCGGTTCCAACCTCTGTATCAATGATTGTAAATGTTGTGGCAGATGAAGAAGATGGCGCTTCGGAATAAGACTCGCAGCTTTCAGCTAAAGCTGACGAAGGAGCAGCTACTGCTCCAAAACTAAAAACACTTGCACAGATTACCAATTTGCTTAAAAGTCGCATTTTTTCCATCCTTAGTACGTAGGTATTGAAAGCATATACGCCTATTCGTGAACTTCAAACATATGGCTGGCGAGGTAGGGCTCGAACCTACGACCCAGGGATTAACAGTCCCTTGCTCTGCCAACTGAGCTACTCGCCAAAGTGAGGGTAGACAGAGTCAGTTTCAGCATCACCTAGATGAATGCCCCCTCGGGGTTATCTTAAATCATTTCCTGGTTCTGCGCAAGTTTGTTTTCAACAACTGAGTATTTTCCACGATGCAGAGACTCTGCTGCATACTCTGGGTTTAGGGTTTTAAGCCATCCGCCGATTGACTTCATAAGGACTCCAGGACCACCTGTGGCGCTACATGTTCTAGATGCAATGTCTTCATACTTGGAGATGATATCCCCGATTCGTATCATGGTGTGTTTATCGTCGATATTTGATGGTTTTGTGTAAAAGCGAAGACGGCCAAACTTTTCCTTAACTTGGTAAATCTGATACTTCGGGTCTACTCCGGTCAATTCCTTGTCACAGTCAATGACCAACTGATACCAGCCCTCACCAACATCTATTGACTTCCAATATTCAGGAACTATCTTCTTCTTTAGCTCCTCTATCTGTATTTGTAGCTCGTTCATTTTATTGCCTGCCGCCAAGCATCCTCAACGTCGCTTTGAGTCAGTTGATGCTCTATGAGGCGTCCTTCAAAGGAAGCAAGGAATGCCTTGCCGCGAAGCGCCCAATACAACGCTTCAAGCGTGTTGTCGCCCCATAGGCGATTCATTCTGTACAACCGAAGAATGTGTTTAGGATGAAGTCTCTTCATAATATTCCTTTCATTTAGTGGCTAATTTGCGCGTCGGGCAGGACTTGAACCTACAACCTACAGATTAGAAGTCTGTTGCTCTATCCGATTGAGCTACCGACGCATGACCACTAATCTATAACAGTTTTTTCCCTGTATTTTGACAACATGTTATCAAGTGCTTCGTTTGGAGTATTTCCCACCCCTATGAGCTGCCCTGCCTCAGATTCGAACAAGTCAAGAGCATCACTGTCATCACCGTGGAAATAATCGTCCAGTTCAACGTCCTCGTAGTTGCCAATTGCGATCCATTGACCACCCTCATAGACACCGCTATAGCGAGCCTGCCTGATCATCACTGGGTAGAGGTCAGAAATTGTCGTGTACATAGCATGCGTCTTCGCGTTTTAGTTTCCCAGACTTTAAATACTTTCGTTCTTTCTGTATCTTGCGGCGAGATACTTCACTCAGAGCTTTCTGACCTTCCATGGTCAGTTTAAATCGAGGATAGCCAAGATCGTTATTTCGTTCCAGGTATCCAACTGAAGCCAAGAACGAAAATTCCGTATGGATGTTAATCGTCTTTTGTCTATTGTCTAGTTGAAATTTCCTGTACTCGCTCTTAGTTATATATCCGCCACGCATTCTAGCGTAACAAAGAATCACATAAGGTTTTCCGCCAAAACCAACACTTACAATATCTTGCTTAGACAAGAAAACCTCAATCTTTCTGACGTGATTTTTTGTAATTATTAATCGCTTTAGATTTTCTAAAAATTTCGTCTTCGTCATTGTATCCATGATTTACCAGAGAAACAAATAGTAAATCGCTAATTTCTTTTTCGTTTTGCAAAAGTTTTTGCAATTCTAAAATTTCGTTAGCCATATTCAACTCAAAAGGAGATGGTGCGTATGACTCCATCACTCGCTCGACAGCGCTAGATGTCGCCAAGTGTTTTTTACAACATTCACAAAGTTCACACGTACAACAAAAACTGTTGCATGTTTCACATTTATCTTCAGAGTGTGTGGTATCTGTCATTTGATTGGACATGCGCCAGTAGCACAATTATCAAGATCTAATTCTCCACCAAAAACTACTTCCTGCAAAGGTATCGAACTATCAATCTTGCCGAGCATTTTTTCGTACTCTGCTTTTGTGATCTCTTCGTATGGAGGCAAAGAAAAGTTATGGTCTACGTGAAGAAGGAAAGAAACCGACTTAACGCTCTTGTCGTAATTCTCTGATAGCCACTCTTGAATAGCTGGAAGCTCTTCTTTTCTGTAATACACAGTTACCGAAACGGCGTTATCAGCCCAAAGTTTCTGCATTGATCCAACCAGTTCCAACTGTTGAACAGCGGTCATGTCTGCGGCAAGGGTTGATCCCTCTGGAGACATGCACGGGAAGTCGATTACGTATCGAGTGTGATCCTCTCTCCCGTCAATTCCGATATCCCACTGAATCTTGTAACCACGCTTGCGACAAGCCTCTACCAACGGGTCTGATGAACCAAATCGAACACGACGAACATAGTACTGAGCGTAAGCAGGGTGAATACCTGGTGTTACTCCTGGGAGAAGGGAAAGCGTTCCTGATGGCTGAACAGTTGTCAAACGAACCGATGCTGGCCATCCACGCTCTGCTGAGTATTGCTTATCAAATTCTTGCAAATGCTCATACGCAGGTGAAAGCCAAGAAACCTGTTCTTCTGAACACTGAAGAATCCCAGTGACAGACTGACCAAGTCGAGCGTTCTTGTTGACAATGTTTGTTGTCTTCTCGTAAGGGTATGCCATGCGAGTAATCTGCTTCTGCGTCTTGTATAGCAAGCGAGAAATTTCCTTAAACTGCTCAAGAGACTCAACATTTGGCAAAAAGATTGTTGCCAAGTTGCAAGACTCCCCATCAGCAAGCGCAATCTCCGCACATGGATTGAAACCTTCAATCGAATTGTCTGGCTTTGGTTCGCCAATTCTGCCGAACTTGCGTGCAAGGCGACGGTTGAGAAGGCCGTAGGGCTCGCCAGTTCCGTCATAACCCTTCCACAGTTCAGGCATGATTTCGTCGTAGTAATCCGCGTAGATAGAGTTGTTTGAATTAGCACGCCATGCTGGAACGTTTCCTGAAGCCCAATTCTTCGCACGAATGAACAGAACGTCATCCGGATCACCCATCGCGATTTGCGCGGAGCGGCGCGAAGATCCAGAGACAACTATTCGACCGATAATATTACAAATGTCGAGAACATCTATCGAGCGAAGTTTCTTTCCTTCGCGATTCTGCATCACTTTGCAAATATCCGCGATCCCGTCAATGAGTGCTCCAGGGCCCGATGCGGTACCACCAAAAGTCTTTAGCGGTGCACCGTATTCACGGATGAGAACAGTTGAGTAACTAAACGATTTGCCCGTATCGAAGTACGACTTTAATACTGCGTGAAGAAGACGCTTCCAACCTTGACGTGAATCAGGGACAATAATGTCTGCGTCGTTACTACGTTCGTGCGTAATTGTTACGCCAGTCTTGACCTTTGGAAGTTCGTGAATCTTAGAACGCTCTACAGAGAAACCAACTCCTCCGCCAAGCATCAAGTACTCAAACAAAAGTTCAAAGTCTTCAATCTTTTCAATGTTTGTGAAGTAGCAGTTATTCAGAGACGTTGCGTTGAACTTCTGAACAAGAGGCGTTCCTAGTTGCCACAATGAACGACCAGAGAACGAGCAGCGGAGATTGAAGCAATGGTCAAAAAGCGCCTCGGCTTCTTCTTTTGTGTAATCGACACCGACTTCGTGAGCACCGTTAATCACGCGCTGAAGAGTTTCCACCCATGTCTCCGTGTTGCCGTTTTCCTTTTTGCGGCTATAGGTACGAAGAAAAACTATTTCTCCAAGGCCGTTAAAACCCCATGGAGCCTGCTTTAGGGAATAGGAGTCCACAAATGCTTGATCTAAAATTGTCATGATTTCCCGTTTCAGGTGTAATTATTGAGTAGGTAATTGTACCCTAGCGGAAAATACAGAAAGCGTCTAAAGTAGACCTAACTTTTCTGCTTCAGCAATTGATATAAATTTTCCTTTGTGATGCGAGATGATTTTTGTCATAACGCCAGGAGCAATCTCACGCTCAACCACGATGTTTTCTAAAATCTGATATGACTTGACTTCTTTTGGATCTTCGTCAATTTTGAATCCAGCAATTTTTTCTGGTGCTTTTTCTGAACCAACGCAGTCGCCAGTTGCGTGTCCGCACACAGGGCAAGGCTGTCTGTCAGCACTAGAGAATGTAACTCCAAGCGAGTTTATTGCGTTATTGTAAAAAACCACGCCTAATTGTATACCTAAATAATTTACAGATATGCATGTGTTGTTTTTGTTATCCACAGGCACTAAAGTTTGACGCGTGAGCAAGCACTTACTGAAAAACACCGACCAGAAGCGAATACGCAGGGCATGAAAACGCCCCTGTATCGGCTCACTCTTATAAGGTGTAGAAACCGTAGCGGTCCACGTTGGTTCAATTCCAACCAGGGGCACTGAAGAGGAAGAAGAACAATGGGATACAGACCTACGCCACGATTAAGTAATCATTACGTTTCTAGAAAATTCAAGTCAGATTTAAAAACTGACCAATCGATGCGTGACTGGCTGGAGCAGCAAGATTGGTCAGATTTTGCGCAAAGCCTTGTTGCTTACTATGACAAGAATGACGGCTTTTCTTCAGCGCAGTATGAGTCCGCTAGGAAGATGCGATACAAGCTTGATGATTCATACGACATATACGGTCTGTCGGTTGAGAATGGCGCATATTACGATCCTGAGAATAAGGAAATTTACAAACTTTCTTGGGTAACCAAAAACGACTATAAGTCACGTTCTTTGCGCAAACGAGATGTTGATTCACCAAATTGGAGAGAGGTGAAAAACGGTTACAGATCAAATGATCGTGACGGATTTTTCCAATCAGTGAAGTCTGGAGATTTTTATAAACTTACAGAAGAGCAGATGGTGCAGATTGGCAAAGACACAGGTATCTGTGCTGTTTGCGGAAAAACCTTGGATAACCCAAAAAGCATTGCTGCTGGCATAGGACCATACTGCGCTAAACAACAAAAAAATATCGAATAAAGAACTATCGAAAGGAAAAAATGGAAAAGCTAGATTCAATTAAAATAAATAGGTCATCAGATCCATCGACTTCTTCGCTTGGGGCAAAAGATGTTGAGAAACGACGCAAGACACAGGTGTACAGGTTGCTTGCTATTTACGCTCAAAATCAGCAAGAAGGCATAACTGACGAAGAAGCGTCCCTTAATGCTGGTATAAATCACGGCTGGAAGCGATGCGCAGATTTACGCAAACTTGGATACATAGCCGACACTGGGGGCAGGAAGCAAACCTCAACTGGCTCACTTGCTATGGTTTGCAAGATAACAACCGAAGGAATATTGGCACTGTAATGGCTGATCAATATAAATTGTGGCTTAATTGGCATCGCTACGAGACAAAAGTTGACGACGATATCTACGATCGAGACATTACTGCTCTTTACAAGTTTCAAAGTATCGAGAACGATCAAGACAAAGACATCGTATGCGCCATCTGCGGTTATCGCACTGTCCGTTGGGTTAAAGACCACTGCCATGAAAGTGGTCTGATAAGAGGTCTGCTTTGTTCTGGTTGCAATACTCACGAAGGAATGAGCAACAACCCTGTCTATCAAGCTTACAGAAAAGTATATCCAACAAAAATTTTAAAACAAAAAATACATTATGCCGATTACGCAACTGGCTATCCACCAAATCCGTACTACACGAGAAAAGAAGTTGAAAATGTTGACTCATGGACGCCTGAAGCATGTTTCAGGGCAATGAAAGACTTCAATGAGAATCGTGTCGGTTTGGATTGGCTCACCAGATCTCAGTTAAATAAAGTAATTAGCAATGCTATTAATTTTGCCGCAGAAACAGGTTCAAATTTTTACGACACGCCAAGCGACGACAGGGTTTTAGCTGAGTCAGTTGCCAACTATTTGCTTGGAAAGAAGTAATACTAAAAATTAGGGCCTGTAGCTCAGTGGTCAGAGCAGGGGACTCATAATCCCTTGGTCGTGGGTTCAATCCCCACCGGGCCCACTCAAAGTTCTTGAACGTGGAATCCGTTCTTTGTAATAACCTCAATTAGCCAGTCAAACTGTTCATCAGAAACATCGTTTGACTCTTCTGCGCTTTGAGAGAGAATGTTTTCAAACATCTTCACATACAGAGATTCACGTATTTGCGAATCGGCACCACTGGTACAGGGCTTGAGATCCGACCACTCAATCGATCTTCCAATTCCTGTTTTGTAAGGCATAGATACAAGCGAAGTTTCGATTAGATCGTTTAGAGGGTTGATCTCAGAGTGAACGATCGCTAGACATTCGCTCACGTTTTCAGGATTATCTATAAAGGCTTTAGATAAATCTTTGTTCTTTGTGGCTACTGGATCAAATGAATGGAATCCTTCCGCCAGGAATGTAAGTGCTGTCACTCCCCAGTACTGCCTCAATGCAACGCACAGGGCGCTAGATCTTTGAAATCTTTCAATAGGCAAATCACGCATAAATTGTTTATCTAGTTGACAGACCACAGCTAGGTGTTCGCCTTGCCAGCCAAAGAAATTGAAAGATAACTCTTCGCCTATGCCAAACTCCTTTACGCAAACGGTTTTGGCCAGTTGAGCCGACGTTGCACAAAGGGCTATCTTGCCCATTGAGTCGTCATATATGTCTTCCACGTGAAGAGATTAGTACGGAAAACTCAACTTTCGGGAATAGTTGCAATATCTGCATAAACAATTTACTAACCTTCTTGGAATGGCAACTAAAAAGAAAACTACAGCAAAGAAGAAGGCAGCCCCAAAGAAGGCTGCTCCTAAAAAGGCAACTGGTCGCAAGATCTCCTCAAAGACAACAACCGTTGTAAAGAAGAAGAGTCCTGCATCAGAAGTAGCTGAGGCTATTGCGAATATCGCTACCGTTGAAGAGGTCAAGGAAGTGGCTAGCGCCATCCAGAAGACATCACTCGGAAAGCGCATTGTTGGCTGGCTCAAGGGTCAAGCTGCTAAGTAAATCCTTCTGGTCATATACAATTGACCCGTGAGAAAGCAATACATAGAGCAAGCCGCAAAGGTGATTGGCGTCGATCCTGAAGAGGTGACGCCTGCGCACGCTTATCACATTCTCAAGAACCTAGTCTTGAATGCAAGTGATTTCACAATCACGCGAGCCAAAGACTCTAAAAAGAGCAGGAGCTAGCGTGGAACACACATGGGGAACATACTCGGGTGAAATCAAAGGCTTCAAATTTGAGAGCAAAGCCGACAAGCCTTCGTGCCCACCGGCAACACAAGATATTGCCTTAAACCTCAAGAACCGCAAAAGCGCTATTGACAAGGCAATGTATGGCCCTGTTAATCCAAACGAGCCAAACACTGATTACTGGAAAAAACTAGCCGATGAATGGAAGATAGATCCAAATGAAGCCAAAAAACAGCGTTGTGGTAATTGCATTATGTTTGTTCGCTCTCCTCGCATGGTCTCGTGCATCAAGGATTCGCTTGGCAATGAAAAAGGCAACGACGCTATGGACATTGTCGACGCTGGACAATTAGGATATTGCGAAGCATTTGATTTCAAGTGTGCAGCAAAGCGCACATGCAGAGCATGGGTTGTTGGTGGCCCTACAACTACTGACAAAAAAGAGAAGAAGTAGTCAACTTAGTTATCCGGGGTCATGGAGCACCCAGCCTCAGGATCTCCGGCGGGATTCCCTGCGGCTAGCACAACCCCGGACGCAAATAATTTAGCACATCGAAGTCTGTCCGTTTTAACTATTGGGACAAAAGAGCCTTAAATTCTGCTTCGCAAAGTTCAGCAAATTCTTCTGCGTATTTATGCTGCAAAACAATGCCAGCACGGCGGCGAGACTCCTGCTTTTTCTGATTGAGGACATTACGGCGCTCTTTTTCTTCAGCTGGAAGAGGACGACGACCTTTAGGTAAACCGTTTTTCTTAAGTTTGGCATATTCAGACATAATAAGTAATCCTGTTCTATGTGTAGTAAATGAACAGTCCTTAATTTACAGATAATAAATAAGACAAACAACCCTAGAGACCCAAAAAAATTTTTTATTTTCAGGTTGGTATTTATGTCCTTTTTGGATAGCGTGCTTGTCACCTACTACTAACAGGAGTAAATATGGCAAGGAAACATGGTTCAGCTGAAGTCAACAAGCTGTTCAAAGAGCTACAAAGACTCGGCTTCAGGGTTGAGCGGGCCAAGAGGACTTTCGTCATCTTCCCACCCGACAGCATGCCCGATAAGCCTAAATACAAAACGCACGGAACACCCCAGGCTGTGAAGGCGATCTATTCAGATTTCCGCAAGATTTATGGTGTGGAATTGGATCCAAAATGGCGCGCGCAATGAGTTTTGCAACGGTTGGTGCTTACTTGAACTATCTCAATAGTTTGATTTATAAAGATCCAACTGTTGAAATAACTGTGATGGAAGTAATAGATGCTCTCACCTCTATAAGCGTCTATGAACCAGAGATAATTATCGACGGAGATGCTTTCCGGAAGTACTTTGGAAAACGCAATCCTTAGATAAATCTATCCGGAGTAGTTTCGCTCTCTATATTTTTATAGTTATATGCTTATGCAGCATTAAATAAAACTATAGGAGCAACATGCAATCAAAAGAGTCAAACGAACGGGTATACGTATTAGACGAGTTCGGAGACGGCTCATCAGTCTGGCATGCCTACTGGGATGGATCACTCATACTGCGCATATACAAAGGCACAGTCATGAACAACACCATCAACATGCAACATATTGCAAACAGATCAATCGCATTAAACTTCGGACTAACACAAGCCGGCCTTAACTCGATATTCAGAGATGCTGCAAGAGAAATCATCAACACATATACAGGGCAAGAACCAGAAGACCCAAATGACATACTCGGACAATACGCAGAAACAGGTGAAATACCACCAATCCTGGAAAACAAAGACATGTTTGCAAACCGCCACCCAAACCCAAAGTTCTGGGGCAGAGACGACTGGGTTGGATAAATCAAACTAAAGATTGAGAAACCTCATTTAGTTTCGTACGCGTGCCCGGGCATACCCACCCATGCGGAAAAGTTTACAAGAAGTCCCGTATCACCACTTGTGCACCAGGGGGTAGATCGTACCCATCCCTGCACCAGGTTATTGATGAGTATTGCTATGTATGCAGTGTATCTATGCACATTCAATACACATAGTCTTTCGTCGAATCCATAGTACTTATCTGCATGTATTGCTTATTGCATAGTTCGTATATTCCATACATCTTGATGCATAGTATGTTCGTATGACAGATCAAAACAGTGATAGCCATGCTCATTCGCATAGAGGATCATCTAGTAATCCAAATCACAGTAGAGATGTACTAGATAGTCTCAAGAAGCTTCGTAAACAACTAAGTGATATTGAGAACTCATATAACAAGAAGAACAGTACAGCTTCTGATAATCCCTTTACAGATGAATCAAAGACTATAGAGTTTCCACACTCATAATCGTTGCATACACCTCATATGTGTATGAATACTTAGCGTCCTGCCTATAAGCATTGACATACAATAGTCACATGCCTTTCTCTTATCAGCCTGAATATGACTATACAGATAGAGGCGTTCGTCATGTCAAATCAAATGATCATGATGATGATGTATCCATTAAAGGATTAACTCTTGGTGGATTGAATGAGTCATATGATCCTGATGCACAAGATGGTGATGGTGATGGCATTGTGCAAGAAGGTACTGCATTCGAAAGGCCTGCTACCCCTAGCACTAGAGATGTAACGACCTTAGGTTCTATGCCTAGTGCAATTAACGCAGGTCGTACGGGTTCGACTACGGGTGATGTAGCAAGATCAGATAACGCTCCACCATATGGCATACCTAGGCCAGTCATCAGTGTGAAGCCAGTGAAGCCACGTACAGCTACCACTACAACAAGAGCACGTATACCGATTACATCAAGGTTGCGTCAGAGGCCATCGGGTGTCAATAAGTTCAAGGGTAAGTATGGTCACCCTCAACGATTCAAGGGTATGACTGCTAGAGAGATAGCAGAAGCATCAGTACCTGACAGTCCTGAAGCACACCTAGACATGATGGTTGAGTACAACGTAGGTAGCTATGAGGTATGGAGCATACGCAATCCTGATGAGCCTAGGTCTAAGTATGAAGAGGTAAGGAAGAGATTCAGAGCAACACTTGAAGATCGTTACAGCGAGATCAATGCAGAAGCCCTTGCATTGCGTGCTAGGTACAGGTCAGGACAGATAACAGATGATGAGTTCAAGCAAGAAGTAGAAGCTAAGCACCTTGTACTGTATGACTACTCCGAGGAAGCCAAGGAAGCAGCACGTAAGTACATTGAGGAAACACTCAATGAGTCACCATCATTCAGGTGGATAGTTGATAACTTCGGTTTCCCACCCACAGTGTTCAGCATTCAAGATAAGACCGTTGATGGAAAGGTAATTGAATACAGGTTTGGTGGATACTTCAGGTCATCACAAGGAACCATGCTTCTCTCAAGACCATACTTTGAGGACATCAAAGGTAAAGACAGAATTACTCTCCAATCCAGAAGCAAGCTTGATGAGAGAGGTCGCAAGTGGCTTGTTGATGGAACAGCCACTGGAACTATCAGGCATGAGTATGGACATTACCTGGCTTATATGGCAGCAAAACACCTAGACGGGTTGTATGCAGACAGAGAAGACATGGACATGTTTGCTGACTATGACTATCGATTCAATGCAGTAGATATTGCCAACAACTTCACCTCACCAGTTTCCGGTAGAGATATGCGTTTCGCAACAGATACCAATCAGCCCTATGTTGACTCAGCCTATGGACAGCAGAACATGCAGGAGATGTGGGCCGAAGGCTTTACTGCATACACCGAACCAAAAGACAGATTGCGCTCCCTTCTTTCTCCTCAATTGGAGAAGATGCTTGATGCAGTAGTAGGTGTTGACCCGAAATCAAGACCATGGAAGAGCGAATCATCTATGGATCCACTGATTCCTTCAGCCAAAAAGCCAAGCGTTGGTTTCTCAAGCAGAAGAAATGCTCAGCGTGCAGCAGATGATGTTGTGTCAAGGTCTGAAATTGCACCAAAAGAGATGTCGATCATGGATTGGGATAGACCAGTAAAGCATCAGGTTGGAGCTAATGAGTTTGGAGAAACAGTCCATCGTTTTACTTTAGGTGATTACTCTTTTGAGTGGACTGATGAGTTCGATCCTGCAGATAAGGATTATCGACAAAAAGCAGCCAAAGCGATACTGGAGCATTTAGATACCTCTTCATTTAATGGTGCAGTTATCCATGAGGGCGATGCTTGGTTCAACAGACAGGTATCAGCACTCTTGTTTGGTTACCAGATTGCACCAGCAGAATTTAGGCACTACGATTGGCGTCTTGGACAGTGGGATAAAGAGGTAAACCCAGAGTTTGATGCAATTATCACCGGTGAAGTTGCTAAGTATGACGAATACGACAGAGAGAGTATTCAGTTTGCTATCGAAAGAGCAGTGAGTGTAATGCAGGGTGTTGCCGATTCAAAGATCAGCGAAGAACCAAAATGGCGTCTTGTAAAAGATCCAGAAGGCATGGCTGTTGGAGACGTAATTCCAATTCCACTTACAAATGTTGCGGATCGTGTTGATGACATAAGAATTCCAACTGCAGGCGAGGACTTCCTTGTTATGGGCGGAGAATTAGGCAAAGGAAGTGCAATTCTCAAGATTGTTGGTCCTCATTACTCTGGAGGCAATGGTACGGAGAGTGTTACGCAAGGAAACTTCCGTATAAAGAGAATTTATGTAAATGACAGAGGAAACAAGGTTATTGAGATGGAACAAATTGACGTTTACAGTCCACGTGACAATGCGTTCAAAACAGTTCCTACTCAGGGCCAAATTGCAATGCGAGAATTAGGAAGCGCTTATCCAATCAATATTTCAGTTAAGGATCCAGAATGAATAACGAAGAATTCGACTACGAGTACCTTCAATTGGTGGAACAGCAGTTAGAGCTTGATGACATGCAAAGCAAAGTAGCCCCTTGCTGGGAAGGTTATGAAATGATCGGCATGAAGAAGGGCAAGAATGGAAAGCTCGTTCCAAATTGCGTGCCAATTGAGAAAAAGGAAGGCAAACCACTCAAGGATCCAGATGGCGGTCTTACTGCTGCGGGTCGCAAGTACTTTAAGCGCACTCAAGGATCAAATCTCAAACCGGGTGTCATGGGTCCTGCTGACACACCAGAAAAGATGCGTCGCAAGGGTTCGTTCTTGACAAGGTTCTTCACAAACCCATCGGGCCCTATGAAGGACGAAAATGGCAAAGCCACAAGACTTGCTTTATCAGCGGCTGCTTGGGGTGAACCAGTTCCGCAAAATGCAGAAGATGCAGCGGCTTTGGCTGCTAAGGGTAGAAGACTACTTGATAGGTATAGAAACCAAAAAAAGAACGATTAACTTACGCGCTGTGCTTGGTCGCGCACGTATGTTTCAAACCTGATCTGATCTAGCCTGCGAGCCTGATGCGAGATGTCACCGTAATTGTCGTAACTCTCTACTGACTTCATAACGAAGCGATGCATAAGGGCGACTACGGGTATAACTGCTACAAAGAGTGTGATTAGTGCTTTCATTCAATCAGTATGCCAGCAAACTTATTAAGAGATTGCTAGTTGTGCATGTATCTCTAAATTAGATGGGCCCTATCTGAGTCTCTCACCGCAAGCGGTGCACTTGTCCGACCACGCGTAGGTCTTTCGCATTTCCGCTGGGTGTTGACACTTGAGCTTCTTGTGTGCTTCCTTATTCAAGAGGTTACGTATCCATTCAGATACGGAGATTCCTTCATTGGCAGCGACAGTCTTCCAGTTGTCCTTCTCTTCTTCGGTGCAACGGATCAACTGTTGTGCGCCTACGGGAGCATCACCCTCTTTGGCAATCGTTCTACGGGTTGGAGTCATCGTCTCAGCAGCTTTATCCATGGCAGCACGAATGTTGCAGTTGCCTTCCATGTTTGTTTCAGATTCCATTTTCTTTTGCCTCCTGTTCGATTGCAATAGCGTTCTCAGATACTACTTCAGCATCGACAATGTCTTCTTCACCTAGTAGTTCTTTTACCGTTGCCGCTGGCAACACTCCGGATATGCCCATTAGTTCAAGAAGCTTGCGGGCTTCCGTTTCAGGGCTAAATGCGGATACGGGTGTCAGTCCAGGAGCACCTGCAAGTGTCGCTTTCACGCCTACTTCGCCTTCAACGTTCACCTTTACGTTCACGCTTTGCTGCTCCATGCCCAAAAGCTTGGATCGCCTGTCACCAATTAATAGAACTTGTTGGATTGCTTTGAGGTCTGGTTCATGCAGAACTTCGGTTCCGTCATCCATTACTTCTCTTCTGTGCTGAGTCATAGGCCAGATGGCTGCCTGAAGGGCGTCTAAGCGCTCCAGTTCCATTCTAAGGACCTCTGGGTACGCGAGTAGGGCTTCGCGGTTCATCTTCTCTAAAGTGCGCTGTACGGCCTTGTTGACAACGCTGGTAGACAGGCTGAATCTTCTGGCAATCTCCGCCACTGACACGCCAGATTGCCGCATCTTGAATATGCGCATATCTCGTTCAGAGAGAAACTCTCTTGTTAGGGCTTTTCCGCCAGCGTCGCTCATGTTGTTACCTTCATATAATCTAACACCTCAAACGGGAATCTAAGCCCACGTCGCATTTTCGTAGGCCACGGGCGTTCATCACGGGCACCACGGAAGTGACGCACATCGTACACATAGGCACCACCTGCTGTTGGGTCTGGCTGTAAAGAGATTCCGAATTCAGGCCAGCGAGACCATACTGCAGAACCGAATGGGCGCAAGTCACGAGAAGTAATCGAAGTGCCGAGTGGGGCGTGGTGTTCAATCCACATCGCACAGTTGTAGATGGTTCGCAGCGAGTCCAAGTACTTAGCAACTTCCACCGCAATAGATTCTGATGTTCTACCACCTGGGTCAACGAACGCTTTATACAAAGGTCCGATACACAGCAATTGCGGTCTGACTTCATCTATCGCTCGCTCAAGGATTGCACGGTCCTCTTGCTTCATCAAATCAAGTCCTGATGGTTTGGTTAATAGGTGCGCTTGTGGGTTGCGTATGTAACCAGCCTTCATTGCTTCGCTCATGATCTTGCGTGATGCGCGCCTAATAATTCGCTCAGGGTTTTCAAGGTCGATCGTAAGTGTCTTTACTGGTTCAATCTTCTGAAAGGTAAACGGGTGCATTCCGGCAGATGCAAGGATTGCGACTTGTCGTGCAAGCATTGTTTTACCAACACCTTCAGCGGCGACCACGATCACGCGCTCACCACGTTCAAGAAGTCCCGGTATTGCCCAGTCATAGGTATCAGACTCTGCTTCTTTAAGGAATTCTTCCCAAACAACCAAGCGACCAGCGTCAAGTGGTATGTCAGTAAATGCGTTTGACAGCAACCTGTTTGACTTGGCAATCTTTTGTGCATCAGAAAGCGTCTCATCTTCCAATAAGGCACGTAGGTCAGTAATGGCACGGGTTGACGGGGACTGTGCTTCAACCTCTTCAACGGAAGCCTCTGCAACTGGAACCATTCCGCTGCCGTACTCCTCAATCGGGACCAAGTCGTCCATCGCATTACCAGCGCTCAAGTGGTCCGTAATGTCCTTGTGTGTTTCAGAAATCCAGACCTGCACATCGCATCCCGCTTTTTCAAGGTCGTTCTTAATGTTGTCTGCGTGAAGCCGACCAGGTTCGTCGTTATCTGCAATTACTTCTACCGTTGCACCCATAAGTGCGAGCGTGTGTATCTCAAGCCACTTTCCATTACCAGCGCCACCAGTCATGGTTGTCGCTACGTAACCCAAACGGATGAGAGTGTTTGCGTCTTTCTCGCCCTCAACAACCCATACGGGTATGTTGTTATTTACAGCCTGTACCACAGCAGGGAAGTTGTACAAAACCTGAGGTGGACCAGTTTTTTCTCCATCTTCGTAGGTCCATACTTTGTAGTCCCAACCGCCATTGCCATCGGGCTTCCTCTGACGGAACGATTTCTTTCCGTGTTGATTTACGAGGCGCACTTTCTGAAAAAGCAATGTGCCATATCTGTCCGTGTAGTCGTAGGTCTCAACCTCTTTCCACTTATCGGGCTCTTTGGGTTCAGAAGGCATGTCGACATCTACCCTATTGGTCTTTGGCCGCAAAGGCGGGACATATGCATCAGCACCGGATTCTGGCCACAAATCTTTCATGCGTAGGCTGAGAGACGAACAGACCTCTTGTGCATCGCATCCACCTGCTCGTTGGCAGAAGAAAAGCACTTGACCCTCTTGGCCTATACCCACAGACAGTGACGGGTTGTCATCATCATTACGACACGGGCATTGAGCTTGCCATCCGGATCCGTTTGGGCGCACGCCGTCAAGACGACCGAGCACATTGTCTACGTGAATGGGAACGTGATTAGCCATTCGCCTGCATCATTTTCTTTTGCTGCTCAACCTCTTTGCGGATCTGACGAATTGTTTGTCCCTCAAATAGCACACGGGCGTCGCGCATGAGTTTTAGGTTTCGTTCTTTACGTATGTAGTGTCGTTCGCCTTCTGCGTAACCACCCCAAATTCCCATGGGCTCCCACTCAAGTGAGTAGTCGAGACAAGGATCTTTTACTGAGCATCCTTCACAAATCTTCAATGCTTCTGCAGTAGATGCTTTCAAGCCGGCAACTTGTGCTCTGTTCATTGATGGAAGCTTTACTGGAAACCACCATTCAACGGGCTTTCCTTTGCAGGCTCCACCTTCTGGTGGCATTATTCCTTCGGTCATCGAGAGGTCCTTTCACTTCGCGAGTCCCGCAATCCTAGAGGCTTCAGTTGCAGAAAGAAAGAGGACAACAGAAGAAATTTCTAAATTTCCATTTACATCTCTCATGACAACATCTATCGCTTCGTGAGATATTTTTAAACTTGATGCAATCCCTGCACGAATCATTTGTGCACGAGTTTCTTTTATGTTTACATTTGTGTCATAGCTTTCATCGAATACCGATGGGTTTGAGAGAGAAGTCATCTCTATCTCTTTTGCTTTCATGCGCAGACACATCACGCAAGCAAGTTCTTTTGCAGATGAAGCACGGGCTCTGTTCTCTGAATGCCCGCACTCAAGTATATGAACGTACTGCACATTTCCCCATGTGCCAGTTTTGCGTATCTCTAAGATTTTCTTTCTTGGAGCTTTTCTGTGTTCTGTACTCATCTATTGATCCAAAATAACGGGGCCCTCGCGTCCTGGGGACGCGGGGGTGCGAGCGAAGCGAGCATAATAATCAAAAGCCCCCATGTTCGGGTCTCTGCCAGAACTTAATGGGGGCTTCTAACTAATTAGTTGTTAACGAATCAGAATGGTTCGTCAGCAGGTACTTGTGGTGCTGATGGCTTCGTACGTTTCGGGGCTACAACAGCTCCGGCGTTCGGTGTCCCAGCGGCAGCACGACGACGTTCAACTGATTCAACTGATCGTGTGAGGATGCCGATTTCATCTGCAACAAGTTCAATCTTGTAGCGATTCTCTTGCGTCTTCTCATCTTTCCATGAGCGCTGTTCAAGGCGACCGCTAACGATTACGCCCATGCCTTTTTCAAGGACATTTGCACTGTTCTCTGCGAGGTAACGCCAAGCCTGCACATCAAAGAATGAGGTGTTCTCAACTTTCTCGCCATCCTTACCTGTGTAACTGTGGTTAACGGCAACTGCGAATGACAGTTTTTGTGATCCGTTTGACAGAGTTAGTAACTCAGGATCTCTAACAACGTTTCCGCTGATAGTAATTGGTGAATTATTCATATTTCTCCTACTCTCGTAATTGGGTACGCCGACACTCTATCAGTACACGCTAGGATGTCAAGCATGTCCCTACGCAAGGAATATAAAATCAATTTGACTGACTTCCAATTACAGATATTGCGTGAAGGCATCAAGCAGCTTCGAGCACAACGGGACTGCGATGCGGTGTCGAAGACCGAGTACAAGAATATACTTACGTCCTTGGAACGAGCAGAGTACATGAACAGAAAAGAGGAGAACAATGGCTAAGAAATTGAGCAAAGCGGAAGCAACACTTGCTGTGAAACAATTCATTACAGATGTGTTGGTTGAACTTGGGTCTGAGGATGACGTTCCAACTCAAGACGAAAAAGAAGCATCTCGTGAAATTATGGAAGTTATTTGGGAATCTCTTTCATTACGGGTTACAGATGTCAGCGACGTCACTGGACTCATTATTTTGGGTATTCCAACAAACATTTTTGATGAGGAAACCGCGTAAATACGGGGCTTTAGCCGGCGTCGTTCAACAAGAGTTGATCTCGGTGTAATCATTTGGTAATATAGATACATCTCATAACGAGTGAATGCCATAGGCAGGTAAGTACTAAATACCTGTTGCCCTATCCGTCAAACACAGGAGAGAATATTGAAACCCATTTTTGGATGGCTTGCATCTTTAGTTACGCTTGGAACTGGCACAGTAATTCCAGTCCAAACAAATGCCGAAACATTTGTCTTCGCTCAGCCGCTAGCAGTGGTAGCGATGGTCGCCGAGAGGTCTGAGTCGACCCCAAAATCGGTTCTACTTGCTTCGTACTCTTTCAACGAAACGAGTGCAAGGGTGAAAAAGCTTCAACAGGTCATTGGCACGGTACGTGTCGACGGCAACTACGGGGCTATCACGCGGCGGGAGCATCTGGAGAAGCTTGAAGCGATGAACCTCCCAACCCAGCACGTTCCTGACACCGTGACGAAACAAAGTTCTAATGGGTACAACATTCCCAATGACCTATCAAAGCGCTGTCCTCAATGGATTCCGTTGTTCAAAGAACATGGGCTTGAGCCAGTCGAGGTTTTCTCTTATATTGCTTGGCGTGAGAGCGGTTGCCGACCTGAGGCGCAAAATGCCAAGTGGGATGCAAACGGGAACATGACCTACCACCTGAACAAGGACAAGTCATACGACACGGGCTTACTACAAATCAACTCAAGTTGGTTCTCGGTTACGAAGCTTGTGTGTGGAGACGATGCGGTCAACGGGCGTATGGCAGGTCTTAAAGACCCTGTATGCAACGTTCGGGTGGCTAAGTACATCATGGACAACTCCAAGGGCAAGCTAGCCAACTGGCGAGTCTACGCAAACTAATCCCTTCAGGGCCTGGAGAAGACTTCAGCCCCGCCTCCCACCTCGCTGCGCTCGGTCGGTCGGTTCAACTGGATCAGGCGATCCAGTTGCCCCGCCCAAGACTTAGCTGCAAGAAGCAGTTGTTCTCGTACGGATTTATCTGTAGACTTGGATAAATCCATACAGAGGAGAAAACAATGGCACACCAAATTGAAATAAAGGGCGGAAAAGCAAAGATGGCTTACGCCAACGAGGTGCCTTGGCACAGACTCGGAACAAAAATGAATGGGCTTCAAACAGCAGAGGCGATGCTTGCTGCCGCAGAAGCGGACTTCGATGTTGCACTTACATCGGTCGCAGCCATAGATGCGGAGGGGAACTTCATCCGGAACCCGGACGGAAGCCCCGTCATCATCTCAGACTCCCGAGCTACGGTGAGATGCAATCCTGATGGAACCTTTGACGGGCTCTCTACGGTTGGCACACGATTCGTGGTTCAGCAGAACCGTGAGTGCCTAAACCGTGCGTTGGATGTAGTTGGCGCTTCCAAAGGCGACGCAGTCGTAGACACATGTGGCGTTCTTGACGAAGGTCGTGAGTTCTTTGCCTGCCTTGATTTGGGCGGTTTGATTATTGACCCAACTGGTATCAACGACAAGATTGAGCGTTACATGCTTGTGCGAAACGGACATGATGGTCGCACCCCAATCACCTATGCGAATACATCAATCCGTGCGGTCTGCAAGAACACGGTCATGGCGGGGCTATCGGCAGCCAGATCCACGTTCACAGCACGGCATACTCGTAATGCTGATTCAGCAATTGAAGATGCACAGACAGTTTTGAACTTATCAACAGAGTGGGCTAACGCTTTCAAAGCAAACGCCGAAGCTCTGCTGGCAATCAATGTCCCGCAATCTTCTCAGCGGCTGACAAAGATTATTGAAGGAACTTTCCCTGAGCGCAATGGCGAATCACAGCGTCAAAAAGAAAACCGTGAGGAAATCCACACAGTCATCCGCTCCCTGTTCTTGAACGAAAAGAATGCTGGCGGGTTTGGTTTCAATGGCTGGTCTGCATACAACACCGTTGTTGAGTACCTGGATCATTATCGGGACGCCAAGCCAGAGGAGCGCGCTATCGCATCAATGGACTACAACTCGTGGGTAACTCGTAAGAAAGCAACTGCACAGGAGATTATTCTGTCCTTGGTTTGACAGACAAGAGTGGAATAATGGAGAAAGACAATGAAAGCAGTAAACGCATTCAGAAATGGGTTGATATTGTGAGCGACTTCTTTGATCCAAACAATCCTGACAACGAGGAAATGGACGACCTAACACGGGCTCAACTATCGGAGTTTGTCGCTAACTTCATGGAAGGCGCAAACGACGCCGAAGCAACCTACCGTAAACACTACTGTCAAATGGTTGTGAACAAGATTCATAGCGAATTCGGGTACGAAGGCTTGTGTGAACTGATGATCACGATGGACAAACGTGCGGGTTGGATATCAGACATCTTGATAGAGAGCCCCGACTTGGACGAGATCCTCTTCAAGAAGTACAACATCTACGATGATGACATTGCGAGCAAAGCACGAGATACGGTTGCGATGCAAGACCTCAACGGAAAGATCTGGCGACTGCGTAGAAAGTACTCTCGCTTGATTGTTGATGAGTTGATGGCTAATGCCAAACCAAAAGCCTGACCGAATACGGGGCTTCAAGTGCAGCGGGGACAAGAAAGTTAGAAACATCCCACCACCTGACCCGAATCGGCTAATACCAATTGAGGAATGGGACGAGAATTCTGACCCGAGGACTTGGGAGCGGGGGGCGCATCCCAAGCCCATGGGACAACCTTTACAGGGCGAAGACTAATCTGTAAGTTTCCGCAATGACTTCTGCCTGATTCTCTGAGAGGCAAGGCATTCTGAAGATGTGGCTGTCGCTACTGTCGCCAGTAGGCGAGCGAAACCAAATCTCTACAGTTGTTCCATGCACGAGAACTGCACAAGGCATTCCTTTGCGTTCGTTCAGTGGAACAAGTTCTAGGTCTACTTTGATTTGGGTGATTCTTGTTGTCATAATTTCAGTATATCCCCTATAGGGGGCAATTGCAACTATTGAGGCAAGAAACTTAGAACAAGTTGCGCCGTGCTGGCATCGTCATCATCAAAGACATCGCCATCAACAGCCGAGTTCATTACCTTGCGTTTCTTCTCGGTGAGTTTGTAGATGGCTTCGTCAATAGTCCCGCTCATCAACATGTACGTAGCAGTAACAGAACCTTTCTGCCCATGCCTGTGCAAACGACTATAAGTCTGGTCAATGTCTGCTGGCGACCAAGGCAGTTCAACAAAGAGTATGTCTTGTGCAGCAGTAAGAGTATGCCCCGTCTTTGCAGCTTGGATGCTCAAAACCATTACGGTGGCGGATGAGTCATTCTGAAACTTTCGTTTTGCCTCTTCAACGTCCTCAATCTTCATACCACCCTGAATCTTGCAAGCATTAAACTTTTTAGCAAGTTCATCAACCACATCTCTATGGTGAGCCGCAATAACGACTTTTTTGCCGGCGTCAACTCGGGACTGTACCCAGTCCTGGGCCTCCTGCATCTTCCCCTTGGCAGCGATCCTGCGAAGCACGGACAGTTTTACGAGGTGTTCATTGGACTCAGCCCTGATGCGTGCCACTACACCTGCCGAGTGCGGGCTCTTACCCATCTCCATGGCTATCTCCTTCGCCCTGTTTACTAGGTAGGCAATGATGTCTTCCTCTGCCTTCTTGTACTCAGCTGCGAGCTCTGGAGTCCCGTCGACGACGTACGGGTTGTGAATGACGGGTGGCAAATCAGTAAGCACTTGGTCTTTTGTGCGCCTTATGTAACAAACGCTACGAAGTTTATCGTTGAGTTCGTCAAGATGAGAATGACCTTCAAGATGCCACTGCCCCCACTTGTCTTTGAATGCATCACAGTATCTACGGTAGAAACCCCACAGACCACCGAACTTATTTAGTTGTCCGAGTATGTCTAGTTGAGATGCGTATTCTGCTGGTCGGTTGGTTACGGGAGTTCCAGTCAAGCACAGGATCATCGCGCCTTTCGGGGCTGAGCCGGCAATCTTCTTTGCGGACTTTGTTCTCTGAGCGGTTGGTGTCTTGCAGTAATGACTTTCATCAAACACGTAAGCATTGTGATTTGACAAGCGCTTCTCCCAAGAGGTAATATTGGAATAGCCGACTACAACCACATCGTATGTTCCTTCATCAGGAAAAGTCTTTCGGTCTTTGACGACAGCGACACGAACATCGGGCAAGAACCTGTTGTATTCCGCTTTCCAGTTCAACACGAGGTTCGCTGGACATGAGACGACAGCTGGGTAACACGGGGCTCCCGCGCTGCGGCCGGCCAGATGTAGAGCCGCCATTGCCTGAACCGTTTTGCCTAATCCCATCTCATCGGCGATAAAACATTTGCGTGCCTCAACAGCATAAGCAACTCCTGCTTTTTGATACGGCATCAACGTTCCAACTAGCCCCGGAATGTCTACAGCTGCGTCTACGGCACGGGAGGCGTCTCTCAGTTCTGACAGCGAACTTTGGATTTGACCAACCCTACGGGTGGCTTCCTCATCAACATTTTGATTGAATGTTTCTGCCCAACGGATCACGTCTTCGAGGGATGTCAGCGGGGCTCGCCAAGCTTTCGAGCTGGGATGCCAAGTTATTCCTGCAACCTGCTTGACCGACCGAACCATCACAGGGTCGTAATCAAATGCGAGGTATACGAAGTCTTCCTCTAAGTACACACCACGCTTTGCTTCTGAAACCACACGCTTGGGTGAAGAGAACAAGAGCACATCATTGTCAATGCTGAAGTTGTTTGTGGACGCAAATTCACGAACGGCAGCGAGGCTTTTCATCGGCGCTCTCCAGACACGTGCAACCTTGTCCCATTTTGCCCCGTCTATCCGTTTGACGTCTTCAACGAGTTCTCGGTCGTACGGGAAATCCAAAACTAAATGGTCAGTGTCAAGTCTGAGAGAAGAGTTGTTATGTATAGTTGTCATATGATTGAAGATAACCAAATCCTACAGCGCATTGAGGCGCTGAGTTATAAATTTGAGGGCTTTGAGAAACGCCTGCGTGCGATGGAACGAAGAATTCTTGAGATGGAACACGACAATGCGAATAAAGTCGGGACTGCGCCGACGCTCCTGAAGAGCATCAGAGAACTTCAGGGTGTTATTGGCGACCAAACACCGAGTGTGAACGCACTTCTTGACACGTTCTACACAAACGTCATAACAGTGAGTTCTGATAGTAATAAACCAACGCAAAGCAAGTAACTAAAATGGCGAACGCCAAACGCTTATTCATTTTATAATCCCCTTTCCGTACCTGAGCATAAGTCTGTATACAAAGCGGGGCCACCACGTCGCCATCACACCGCTACCTTTCGGCTTCGGGCTCTGACTTGGCGAATGTTCCTGCGCTCACGACCTGATTTACCGCCCCACATTCCATCTTCAATGTTGTTGGCGAGAGCGAACTCTAGGCAGTCATTTGCCACTGGGCAGTTTCCACAGATTTTGCGAGCCTTGATGATTTGGGCTTTTGCGTTTCTGTCGTAGAAAAAGATATTTGTATCCATTCCCACGCACCCTGCTTGGTCTTGCCACTTGAAATCAGAGTTACGCAATACGTTTGTTGGTTGAGTTTCCATAGTTGCTCTTAGTTCCATAACTTCAATCTATCGGTTATTAGGCTCAATGACAACCTTTATTGAAAAAGTTACACGATTGCAACAAAGTTACACAAAAGTTACAATTCAGTTTTTCCACAGTAGATGTAGAAACAGGTAGCCCCGGGAAGGACACGGACACACACTTATTCGTCTAAGAACAACGGTGGCGGAAAGGACTTCAAGGACAAGCTTTAAAGCGGGACAGCCGGCAACCGGAACTGCTCTGGGACTTTGTTAGATCAGACTGAATACTGGCTTGCGGTAGACAACTCCGTTGATCTGCATGCCACCCTGCGAAGCATTGTACGTACGGTGTAGACCGAACTTGTCAGCCCACTTGATGACCTCTGCATATTCCTCTTCGGTCAGATCAACTGCTGTTGCTTTTTGTTTTGGCACAGTGCCCCCTTCTTGGTTGATACCACTCTATCGGTTATAGAGGTCAATCACAACCTGCTTGTGTCAAACACTTCCATTTGTCCGCTTCAAACGCTACCGTTCGTCTGCCGGCAAGCTGTGCAGCCCCGCCGATGTCGACCTCTCAGAAAGGTGACTCATCCTCTTTTTTGGGAAGCGGAATCCACCCACCGTCATCTCCAACAACTTGTGTTACGCCTTCGTGTGAACGCCAAGCCCACTTGCAACACGGGGCGTCTCCGTCGCACGGATGCTGTCCCTGACTAAAGAAAGAACCTAGTCGTGGGAAGAATGTGAGCAACTTGACAATGCAGTCGTGACACAAGAACCAATACTTCGGGTCGTCATCAGACATGAGTGCTTCTAAATTGTCCGTGAAACCATCGTAGTAACCAATGGTCTCGTACGGAACGTGCCAACCCTGAGTCGGGACTCCCGAGCCGCACGCGTCGCAGATGTGTCCGAGTTCGTCATCTACGCCGACAATCACCATGCTCATCAGCAGTCTTCCATCACCTGACCGCCGTCTGTGAGGCGAAGTTCGCAATTAGGGTGTGTGGGTAAGTAGATCGTGTCGCCGACGTTCAGCGTAGTCCCGTAAACTGAGACCAACTGATCAACGACATTCATGGTGTTGCCCTCACAGTTTGTCCGTGCAATCCAGTACAGGGTGTCGCCTTCTTTGATCGTCACAGATGCGCCGTTGCAAAAGAACTCATTGGACTGTCGTTGCTGTTCCTTCATGAAACTGAACGCAAGCACTGACGCAATGGTCACTGTCGCCGTGATAAGCACGGTCTTTGCTGTTCGGTAGGTGTTTTCGTTCATTTCTTTTTACTCCTTCTCCCGAGCATGTAGCCAATGAGTATTCCGTGAAGTACGCCGAGAAAAAGTCCCTCAACATACAGAATTGTTTCTGTCATAATTTCACTCTATCGGTTATTACTAATAACCACAACCTCGTGACAAGAAAAAGTTTTTAGTACGGCTGTGTCTGGAGGACAGCCCAGCTTTCTGTTTACGCCATCCGCCCCAAGTATCGGGCTTCTTGCTCAATGCCAAAGTGGTACTCGCAAAGGTGCGTGTCGCTGCGAGGCTTCACCGAACCAGCGCATCTATCTTCTTCATGCCTCACGAACCTCTTCATGTGGCACTCGTGGGTTTCTTTCTTTGGTTTCATAGCATCTCCAATTTGCGGGGCCGGCGCGCGACGTGCGATCCATGATATATTCTCGTCAATGGAAAACGAACTCTTTCAACACAAAACAAAAAAATTACAAAAGTTGTTGGACGAAGTTCACGAGCGAATTACGGAAGTTCAGCAAGCGAACGAAGAAATTGCTGCGATTCTGAAGCCCAGCCTTTCGCTCAGGGTCATTCAGGGCGGTGGCGAACAAGTTGATGGGTCACGCAAACCAGACTTGATGGTTGTGTATCCGCTAGAAGAAAAATAGCGGGACAGCCAGCGACGACCAGCACGGGGGGCGTGCCAGCCGTCTTTGGATTACAACTCTTGGTGCAGTACGCCTAGATCGTGCGTTTGCTTGGCGAAGGCAATGATATGAGCGAGGATCTCTGCCTCTGTCGTTTTCAGATCGTCATACAAGAAACGTTTTTCTGCGAGATCGTCAAACATGGTGGCGATCGCCTTTGCAGGTGTCGTGGTTGGTGCGAAGTACTCTTCCCAAAGTATTTGGGCGAGTTCGGGATCACTTGGGTGTGTAGGTAGTGTTGTCATAAAAATCAGTTTATCGGTTATAGGCAACAATAACAACCTGATCTAGAAAATATATACAATCAGGTATATCAAACCCGATCGGATCAGGCGGGCCGGCCAGACATCCAGGGGCCCCGCTTCACAAGAAGGATGCGCTTATCGTCTAAGAACAACGGTGGCGGAAGAGCCTGATTGGTTTTACCAATTCTCTCTTGCCCAGTTGTGGGTCAACTGATCTACTTCGTCTCGATGAAACGGATCAAAGGATGAACCTCTGAGCTCTTCAGCTAAAGCGGGACGCTTGGATCGCATCGTGTTGAAATAACATTGTCCAAAACGCCAATGACCGTGCATGTCGGAATGCGCTTTTTGTACATCGGCTAAGAAATCGGTATACGTGTACGTCATCCCATTAGCCCCGGTCTTCTTCTCTGGGTTCATTCTGGACTCCTTGTCTTTTACAAGTCTAGTCCATGAATGGCATCACGATGATAGGTGTGCGTTCTCCCATCCAAGCACCTACGCAATTGAAATCAACATATTCAACTGCTTCCTCAAACTCCATTCCGTCACGCTCAACGCAAACATCAAGCATTTTTTCATAAGAGTAGACAGCGAGCAACGGCTCGTTCCCCCTGCGTGACCAGCCAATGAAGGCTTCATCAAATCCATCCATTAGTAATGCGCTTTCGTCCATAGCAACGAGTGCTTCATGGATCGCCTCACGCGTAAGTCGGGGCTCCTGTGTTTCCATCATTTGTCTCCTCTGTAGGTTGGGTGGCTTCGTTTTGAGATTTCTACCTTCGGATATATTACGCAACGGGCGTAGGCTTCGTACTCTTCGTCGCCCATAGCCCCGAGTTGCTCGTCGCTCGGTTGGTAGCCGTCTTTCCACGTTTGCCACTCGTAGACGGGTGGCACTAGTTTGAGTGTCATTCCCAGCAACTCGCTTTCCAAACTGCGCTCTCTAGTTCGTCACAATAGACCATTGAGAACTCTGCCTCAACGATTTCGTTGCCTTCTCTGTCTGTGCGGATACGGCGAACATCATAAACATCTAAGAAATTGAGAATGACCTCAATACGGCGTGAGTTCGTTACGAACAACGCAACTCCAACATGGCTTCCTTCGCTGTCCTTGAGTGCGATAACCCTGCCACCGCAAACACCGAGAACCGTCATTTTCCCAATTTGATTGAGGATTACACCACCATCACACGAACGACCTTCTCGCTCAAGTGTGGCAATTTGGTGTGAGGACTTTCCAAAATTGACTTTCACCGTTTTCCTTTCGTAGGTTGCTTTCACTCTATCGGCTATAACCGCCAAGCACAACCTCGCAGAAAACTTTTATTTCGCACCAAATTTCGCACTAAATTTAGTGCTAACAAGATGGCATCTGTAAGCCCCGACCCCCAACCTGAGGTGTGCCTATTCGTCTAGGACTCACGGTGGCGGAAGAGCTCGACAGCTCGAGATAAGCCCAGCGTTCCGCGTTGCCGCATCCCCGCTGAGTCAACCTACGCATTGTGGAACTACAAATACAAACAAGCAAAGAGGCGGGACGCCAGCCGTCGGCAACCGACGCAGGGGGTGCGCCAGTCGCCGAGACTTGGGATTACCAAAGTTGGTTGGAGAGAATCCCTGCAAACGGGTTGGGGAATCCAACCTTGTCGTTCAGCCAACGCTCGCTGTCATGGTGCTGTGTCTCGCAGTCACGGAATGTCGCCGCAGCGTGTGGATTGCCGTCCTTCAGCACACGAACGAACAAACTATTGTCGTTGTCGTCCTGCCAGATATCCAGTTGGTACTCGGTGGCATTCCAACCGAAGGAATCTGCCTGAAGGGCATTGGTGGATAATTTATGTCTCATGGTTGTGGTTGTCATGGGTATAACTTTATCGGTTATAACTGGCAATAGCAACCTGCGCCAACAATTTTCCGAGTCGCCGACAAGCCAACAATGCGCACCGACGGACGGAGCCCAGCGAAGTGGTTACGTCTGAATCACGTGCAAACCCAAAGGCTGGACTGTCTGATCTGGTCTTCTACTTCAGTTCGGCACGGGCGAGAGTAGGGGAGTGGTTGTAGTTGGTCAAGCAACCAGTTATAGCCGTATAAAAAAAGGCTAGGGGTAGGTGTGGAGCCCCGGTTGGAACGAAGACACATCTATACGTCTAGTACTTACGGTGGTGGAAAGCGACAACCAGCAGCTCGGGGCTACGAGAAAGCCACCTGCCGAACGGGGTGCGAACGGCAGGTGGCTGGGGTTCAGGGGTGATTAGTCCTGAAACAACTCTCGTACAGCGTCAGCGAGTGAGCCTCGTGCGTGTCCCTCATCGGTAACAGGGTTATCCCAGTCGTCAGAGAAACGCAGAACGCTTGCCGTGTGTTCACGGGTGGCTGTTACGACCAACCGAACTCTACGGCGTTCAGGGTGTTGCGAAGGCGCAACTTGCTCGTCATCACTCTGACCTTCGGCAATAGGCGAAGCCCAACCGCAGGTGACGAGGGTGATAGCGTCAGCGAACTGAGCCGTTGAGCGAGCAATGTCGCTCTCTAGTAGGTCGTAAACATCACCGTGTTCAGCAACTTGGGCTAGGTCGTCAGAGGTAATCTCCAACTCGTTAGTGCCAAATACTGCGATGAGTTTCGCCGTTTTTTGGTCGGCTGGCAAAGTGATGAGTTCATCAACCTTGCTAGCGAGTGCCATTATGGACATAGTATTCCTTCCGTTTGTAGGTAACTTCACTCTATCGGTTATAGGGCATAACCACAACCTGCGTTACAAGATTTCTATGTCCTCGTGAAACACGACTGCCTTCCTACCGTCGTGAAGTCGGAGTGTCGCCTCGCCCTCAACGAGCGAGAGCAGGCAAGCCCCGTCGATGTCGTCTGGGGTGTAGAACTTGTTTTCCGTTGCTGAAGGAACGTGCTGGGTGTTCCAGCGCAGGTTTGCCTTCACGAGTATCTGGGGGGCGGGGCTCATGCGGCTGCCTCTGCGAGTTCTTCTTCCAACCTGTTGAGTATCGCAAGCATCTCGCAGCAATACTCGTCAAAGGACATGGCGAACGGGAACGTAGTCCCGGCTACCGCGTTGCTCAGTTTTTCATCTAGGTTGATGCACTCCCAAACTTGGGACAAGGCAAACGCCTTTGCAACATATTGCTTGAGTGCGTAGAGGTACTCTGACCGCACTTCGGGGCTTCTAAGTGTCATTTCATCTCCAGTTCGTAGTAGGTACTTGGATAGACAGGGAGAGCCTGTCGGGAGACATTTCCATCTCCCGATTAGCGTTATGGGACACTCTTCAGTCTCCCTGTCTAAATCTAACTCTATCGGTTATTACCGACAATGACAACCTCTTACGAGGCTTTCTTCTGTTCCACCACACGCTCGGCGATAGTGCTGTTAGCGAGTGCTGTCATATCTTTGATGAACTCGTAGCCGTAATCACGACCTGCGATTACGTTTATGAGTGAGGCGAGAGCCAGTTCTAGGTTCTCCTCTTTGGTGGAACTCGTGTACTCGTGAGCGCAAGCCCACAGGTCTGCGAGTTTTTCGGTTCGTTTTTCGTGTGCTTCTTTTAGTATGTCGTGCATGAGTTCACTTTATCGGTTATAACTCGCAAACACAACCTGCCACCCGTAATATATCAACGCAACAAAGTTGAGTGGAGTTATGTCAAGTTCTGTTTTTCGGTTTTTGATGCGTGCTTAAAGCCCAGCAAACCAGCTTGCTTGTCACCTATGTTCTAGTACTTACGGTGGCGGAAGAGCCTACCCGATCGACGGGGCCGGCTCAGACATCACTCCCTGCCTTCTAGGTACAGGTTGAGGTGGTCTTGCCCAATGAAGTTCTCGTAGGCTTCCATTGCTGAACAGCGTTGGCAAGTTTCAGATACCTGCTCTCCCTCGTAAGGGTTGGTAAAGAGTATGTACATCAGTCGGTGTGCTGAAATCTCCTCTGCGTTAGCGTCAGGGAAATTGGTGTTGAGAAACCACTCTCTCGTGCGTTGCCACTCGGTGTATTCGTCTGTCTCAACGCAAAGACACTCTTGATAACGCAAAGCCATAAATAGTTTGCGAGCGATTACGCCAAGTTCTAGTGCCTCATCTACTGCGTTACTCACAGGCTCTCCTTTATCCAACTTATGTCTGCGATAGGTATGTCAAGTTCACGAACTTGGTCTTTGACTAGGTTGAACCACAGCATTGTGAGAACCGTGTCGGTCACATCAGATATTTCACCGTCATAGGTGTCACCGCCTTTTGTGCCGACCTCGTAGTTCTCACCAATGAGTTCGTCTAGTGCTTCTTTTGTGAAGTCAGCAGGTGTCATAGGTTCACTTTATCGGTTATAGGTGACAAACACAACCTCAGCAAATCTGAAATCCACCACAGTCAACGAGGAACTCTGCGAACTCCTGAACATTGTCCACATCAAACGGATAACTAGTTCCGAAGTGAGCCTGCGTTCCGTAGCCGTGACACGCATTGCAGAACCCGTGTGTGCGACCGAGAATAATTGCGCTCGCTTCATCTAACGCCTTTTCAGGCATTTTCATTTCCAAGCCAATTTTGTCCGTACGGATACCAGTTGAGTTGCACAGGTCGCACGACACTCGTGGCAGTTCAGACAACGCCTTGTCGTAGGTCTGCTTGTACTCAGCAGCACGTCCCGTTTTCACATCTTCCAGTAAGCGAAGTCCGAGTATGCGACTGTTCTCGCCGTCAAGACCGTCACCGTCGTTTGAGTGACCGTGTTCCACCTGACCAGCAATGTCGCCGTGTTCGTTGAGGCAGTAATCCCACAGGGGTCGCCACCACCAAACATTGTTACGGAAGTACTCGCCCTTTTCTGAAGTGGCATTCATTCCCATTACATCCATTCCCATATAAATCTCCTTGAGTAGTTGGTGTTTTCACTTTATCGGTTATAACTTCTAATCACAACCTGACACCCCGAAATCTTCTAACTGAAACCCGGGACGGGTGGCTTCGGGGGTGGTTGCCCACCCCCTTTGCCGTCACCTGTTTGGGTATCAGATGAACTTGGAGACTGCCGAGTAGGTGCTTGTGGAGACATACTCCTCATCAGTCATTTTGAGAATACGGATAGCGTTCTCAATGGCTTGGTTGTCCTCTTTGTACGAGTGGTACGGGAACGGGTTGGTTGGGTTTTCAGGGATACCTAGAACCTTTTTGGCAACCTTGATGTCAATGCTGAAAGTGACTTCATCATCACTTGTGCGCTTCCAATGGTAGTGACCACTTTCGGTGATGTCCTCAATGGTGACTTTGCCTTGCTTGACGAGAGTAGCGACCTTTTTGGTTGCACCCTCTTTGGCTGTCTGATATGCCTTTTCCAATTTCTCGTACTCGGCGTATTGCTTCTTGCGCTCAATGAGCGACTTCTCCAATGCCTCTATCACCTTTTTGGTGGCGACTTTGACATTTATGCTTTGCTGTCTTGCCATTAGGTATTACCCCTCTTTCTTGTGGTTGGTTTATGGCACTATCAACTTTATCGGTTATACCCCATAACAACAACCTGACGGGCAAACTTTCTTGGGAACTTTCTGCCCCTGCCCCTGCCCCCGTGCCTCAGGTGCGCTTTGTGCGTGCCGTGAGTCCCGCCTGTGGTTTCTACGTTCAGAACAGCCAACGCGAAACCCTGGGCTACCGCGCTGCCAGATGATGGGCAAAAAAAAGAGGGTGAGGGATTTCTCCCCCACCCCCAACGGATAGGACTAGACCGCTTCGGCGGTTTCGGTTGCGCTGACCGCAAGGTCTTTGACGACAATGCGAGTGTATGGGCTTGGCTTTACAACAGCCGTTTCCACACTCTCGTCAATTTCGCCTGACTTGCGAGCCTTGTCAAACGCTTTTGGCTCTACCGCAGTCTTGGTGACTTCACGGAACGTTTTTGCGCTGACAAGTGCTTCCAACGCCTGAGCGTCAAAGTTACGACGGACAGCCTCAATGAGCATTACGCTCTTGCCTTCTGCTTCCACAGAGTTCACGCCTGCTTCGGCGTACGCTTCGGTAAGCAGTTCCTTCGCAACAGCGACGGCTCGCTCGGCAGACGCTTGCGCCTCTAGTGCGCTGATGTACTGACGAGCAACGGCAGAAAGTTGCTTGGACATATTTTTTCACCCCCTTAGGTGTCGTAGTAGGTAACACTCAATTTATCGGTTATAGGCGATAATCACAACCTCGCTAGAAAGATTTATTTGCGTGTGTTACTCGGCGGTAACAAGCGAAGCGAAGTGCCAGAAAATCAACCTCAGGGACTGCATCTGGCAGCCCAGCGATCAGAATAGGCTGTCTTGTCCTAGTGACTTGTCCTTCTGTCCTGCTAGGCAGAAATCGTGGACATAGCGATAGTGGTCTGTCACCTGCTCAGCCATAGAGCGGGACGTTCCTTTCACCCAGCAAGTCACCAAACGCAAGCAGTTTGCGGATTTGATGTCTATTTGCCCAGTACACAGTTCACACGAGTAGAGGTTGTAATTACGTCCCGACATACCGGTAGCTTACACGATCCATATACAAAGAACAACGGTGGCGGAAAGGAATACCACGGGGCTCCACTCGACGCCTGGCCGGCTCTTCAGCAAACAGGTTGTCGTTGCTATTTATAAGCGATAACGTTTACGTCATGACAACCACAATTAAACATCCTGAAATATCCGTAGATTTAGTTGGAGAGGATGGCAATGCATTTGCCATACTTGCACGATGCAAGCGTCAAGCACGGCGCGCTGGTTTGCCCCAAGAAGAGATTGATGCGTTCATGAAAGAAGCAACTGCTGGCGACTATCAACACCTGCTCGTAACAGTAATGAATTGGTTTGAAGTTGACGGGTTGTGATTGCGACTTATAACCGATAGATTCAAATCATGACTAACTACACAACCAACCCATCATTAGAAGCAGTCACTGCAGTCGGGAATATTCTTGATGCAATGGCAATTGAAATCAAGCAAATCAACGACAAGGACAACGTTCTGCTACTCACAGAATTAAACAGAATCTTTGACGATTTATTCAACATTCAAGAAGCCCTGTTTGCGCAGTGGACTAACGCCGTAAGTTCATCATTGTTTGAAATGCGAAAGGGGAGCTGACCAATGGGACTCGACAACATGCCAACAGCGTACCCGTGCCGTACAGGCAACACAGCGGTGCTTACTCCGATCCTAGACAAGGAAGGCAAGGCCTACCTCGAAGAAGACGGATCGGTCTCGACGAGAGTGGATTGCGGGGCCACCCAAGCTGCCGGCGGATGCCCGTACAAGAATGCACGTAAACAGGACGGCATGGACAGCGGGGAAGTGCATGGAATGTTTGGCACTGACTGTTGGTACAGAGGCAAGTACGGCAATCACCTAATTGAGTTGCTGGGTTTAAATGACGATGAATTCAATTTCTATGGAGAGAATTCAGACGCCACCCATAAGACGCCTGCAGAATGCATGCAGCTCGCTGAAGTAATGGAAGAGGCTTGGTATGAAAAGGGTGCGATCGTCCAAAATGGTGAAGACCTCACGGACGATGTGCGTCATGCCATTTGGTATCTGCGCTGGTGCGCAAAATTTGGGGTGGGAATGGATGCGTGGTATTAATCCAATAGCGAAGTTGTAACGGTGGCGGAAAGGTCCTATCCTGACGCCTACAAGTATTAATCACATTCAAATTTAAAGGAGCAATCATGAATATCGTCTCAACAGACAAAGCAGAATCAAAGTTCACATACGCACGCAATGAAGATGGCAAGATCAATCTCGGGGCGTACATCGGGCGGAAAGTCCTCTTCTCAATCCCAGACATGGAGATGAAAGTAGAAGGAACAGTTTCAGATGCACGCGTTCGCTATGGTCACCTTGACCTCTTAGTAGAGCCGACCAAAGGAACTGGATCAAAATGGTTTGAACGCAAAAACGTTTTGATCAACGACGATCCAGGCGAAGTCGGGGCTACCCAAGAGATGACCGTCGATCGAGCCATGGACATTGTCCAATCGAGTTGGTTCAGTTCACTCGAGAAAAAATTCCGAGACCGTGTTGGTGTTGACGGTTATAACCGATAACCTGTAGTCAATATCAACCACTAACCAAAGGACCTACTATGCCTAACTGGTGTTACAACTATGTCACTGTCAAAGGTGACCCTAAGGAACTTCGTCGCCTCGTAGAGGCAATGAAGATAACCGAAAAGAACAAAGAGGGTAATGACTATCAGACATTCGGTCTGAACCACCTCTACCCAATTCCAACCGAACTCCATGAAACGACAGCGTCGTTTGGTCTTCCGCAGAGCCCTGAACATGAGCAACAGATGAAAGACAACACGGAAAAGTTCGGTGCTAGAGATTGGTACGACTGGGCTCACGAAAACTGGGGAACCAAATGGGGCGCATGCCACATGGAGATGGACGAGGAAAACCTTGATGAAAAGAATGGCTCGTTGCATTTCTATTTCGAATCAGCGTGGTCCCCAGCCAATGGACTAATGGAGAAGGTCTCGGGATTGTTCCCTGAACTCATGTTCGGAATGCATAACACCGAGGAAGCCAACTTCTTTGCTTGCTGGTTCGTATTCCATGACGGCAAGACAGTTGCTGAAGGCGACACACCACCCGACCCATCTGAAGAACTTCAGGCGAAGTGGGACAAGATGGAAGAGGACGGCGATGACGCTGTATGGGACGAGCAATCAGAATTCCACAATCAAGTCTTGTGGGATTTGGAAGAGGCTGCCGACAAGGCACTAGCAGAACATCTAGAGAAGGTGAAGACCTCGTGAGCGACACAATAACCCCAGCCCAAGTTCTCCAGCACATTGACAGGGTGCTGATGAACTTGGATGACAGGTACGACAGGGACGAAGGTCTCAATGGACAGCAACTCGATGACCTGATGACGGGGCTCGACGACTGGACCAAGATTGCAGATGTGATGCTGGGTTCAAATGACCCTGCGCTCCTAGCGATTCGAGCAATCGTCTACGGACTTGACGCCGAAGACTGGAATGACGGACAAATCCTGCGATGCTGCTGGTTGGTCATGTCAGCTTTCGGTCACGCGTCAGATTTCCCCGAGAACCAAGAGTGGGACCTAATATAAAAGCCACTACGGTGGCGGAAGAGGTTGTGAGTGGATGTTATAACCGATAACCTTAGTACCATGACTACGACAGAAAAAAAGTTCATGAATGCACCACATGAAGATTGGTGGGTTTGCGATTGCGGTAATCAGCCTGACTATGACGGGTTCTACTCTTGCAAGTCCGATGGGGCTATTGTCTCGCCAATTGAAAATGGTGACTGGAACGGGAACAACTTTGTTTGTCTCCGCTGTGGGGTTATCGTCAATAATTACAACTTAGAAATTATTGGCAAAGCAAGTAAGCAAGTTCAAGAAACAAACGACAACTACGATTGGAGCAATTACTAATGTCAGTCAAAGCAAAAACCAACATCATCTCAAAGCGTTTAAAGGACTACCGTGTTGAGGCTGGATTGTCCCAGCAAGCACTTAGTGACTACGCTGGAGTAGATCGCAAGACTGTGAACCGAATTGAAAACGGTCACTTCTCGCCAAACATTGAAACACTCTTGCGCCTTACAACGGCTCTTGATGTAACCCCTGCAGAAGTATTCAAGGGGATCTAATGCGTATCCGTTTGATTTACACATCTGACCAATACACCAAATTAAAGACAGGTGACATGGGAACAGTTCTATCAAAGAGCCAAGACCCATGGGGCGACACAGTCGTTTCGGTGAAATGGGACAGCGGCTCATCACTCTCCCTCATTGAGGGCATTGACCAATACGAAGAGGTAGACGCATAATGGCAACAAGATCAATCATTGCAGAGCCAACAGCAACAGGATGGCAAGGGCGTTACTGCCATTGGGACGGCTACCCCGAGGCAAAAGAAAATGAACTCTTCCTACTAGTAGTTAGGGACGGCGTTGACAAAGTTCGCCGTACTATCATCCATGATCATCTGTCGTGGTCTTGTATAGATCCAGACAAGAAAGAACTTGGACCTCATGATTCAGATGGACGCTTCAAACTCGTAGAGGGTTACGGCATTGCGCATCTAGATATGGAGTCCGACGAGGGAATGTTCACCGATAAGGATTCAGAGTTCGCATGGGCGGAATATCTCTACATCCTCAAGGATGATTGCCTCGAGACCTATGACATGAGTGGCGAACTACTCGGCACACGAGAGTGGGTGTTCCCACGGGTGATGGCATGAAAATCAAAGATGCAATCGAGATGCTCTCCACCTACAACCAAGATGATGAGATATGCATCTCTTGGTGGGGTAGGGAGCTCTTCGAAGATGCAGAGGGCGAGCCGATTTCTAATGAGTCATGGGCTTACGCCGTCGCCGAGTACGACCGTGAAGAGGGCTACGACCATATGAATCAAAAGATGTGGGTCCTCATCAACGGTGCCATTCAAGACGCCGAGGATGACGGACAGAACTCTCTGGGTCAGTAATGATCCGGGGCTGCATCGCTGCCGGCAGAAAAAAATATTGTCTCAAGTTACGACGGTGGCGGAAAGCATCAAGATGTTAGTCGTGTTATCGGATCCGGTAACATCTCGAGTCATCACTCGGGGCTGCATCGCCGGCCGGGCCAGAGCTTCAGATAAATTTATCGGAACGCGTTGTAACCAGGCTTCATATCCGATAGCTTTACAACCAACAACCATGGCTTACCTAAGGCCTATAACAGATAAGGAGATGGCGTGGCTTTACTAACACGCATCACAGATGCTCACATCGAAGATGTCAATCGACAGTGGTGGGCAATTGCAGAACAAAAATATGGAACAAAATTTAAAGTACCGACGGAAGTGCACAGTAGAAACAGTTCGTACATACGTGCACTTTATTGTCTGCAGAAGTGGGACGGCAAAGGTTCCGCCGTCAGCTACCTGGTTCACTACAACCTCCCTGACGACGTCATTGCTGAAGTGGTCAAGATCTATTGCGGTGTCGAATTAAATGCTGAAGACATCCTCGAGGAAACGAAGACCGAGAAGCGCGCTGATAAGTGGGATGCATTCTTACGGTGGTCGAAAGGGCACCTGTTTGAACAGTTCACTACAGAGCAGCTCGCCGAGGAATGCGGGTTCTCATATCCAACGACTCTCAAGTATCTCCAGGAGTCACCAGTGTTTCGAAAGATCAAGAAGGGCCTGTGGGAAGTTCGAGACCCAAAGTCAGACAAAGAAATAGACAAAGCTTCATGACTACTATTGTGGATAGTAGTAGTCTGAAAAAGTCCGGCCTAAGCCGGCACCAGGAGTGGTTGCCTGGTGATGGATGCCGTCCTCCGGTTTTTTATTCCTTTCTGGCCGGAGGATGGATCCATACTTATCGCATTAATACTCGGTCCCAGATGCGCGCGAATTGCACAGCGGTGACAATGATGCCAACCTGCTGCCACGTGAAGCTGAAGTCAACAACGTTTGCGTCTCGAAGTATTCGCAGAGTGAAGAACGCGACCGCCGTATACAGGCAATTACTGATGGCCCACGACAAGAACCCTGTTAGAGCAGTTCCTGTGCCGGCTTCAAAGTCATCATCTAGATCCATCTCCATGTCGGGTGGTGGCCAGCTAGTTTTTGGTCTACGCATTCTTGCCCACAATCTGGTGCACGCGCTGCCGGCTCAGCTCAAACTGATCAGCAATCTGACGAAGCGACTGGCCGCTCGATCGAAGGTCCAGTATCAACGAGTTGCGCTTAACGTTCGTCGCTGGTCCTGGCTTGAGTGGTCCCCACTGCCAACCAGAAATTCCCTCGAGCTCAGAAATTCGGGGCTCCGGAAGAAGTCCCTTCTTGCGGCGCTGTCTCATGTAGCCAACCCAGGCTCCAAGGGTTACCTCTCGTCCATCAACAACTTCAACATGAGCAGCCGGCACATTGCTATGCAGCTCTCTCGAAGAGAATTGAATAAGTGCTTTTTTATAAAGTTCGAATCTGGTGTTGTTGTCCATAGAAAGTACAATAGTGCAAACAGTTATCTCGAAGTGTGAAAATCAGACAAGATTTTTTAAATTATATTTAATAGAACTCTTGACCCATATTAAAAGCTGCTACGGTGGTGGAAAGCAATGAGCAAAGGTAAACGAATGGTCATACGTAAAGACTTCGACGAGGATTACCCTGGTGAATCCGAAGAACACATGCGCATGGTCGCAGATGATCCATCGGTTTTGTTTGTAGCTAAAAGCGAAGAGGGCGTCGTCATCAAGGGCATAGTTGTCCCCGCATCATCGATCGATAACGAAGCCGGCCCAGTAATATTTCCCGGGGCTGAAGACAACACTGTTCTGGCTGCATTCTCGAAAGAATTTATTCAAGACATGGCAGAGAAGATCGCATTAATAGAATCAGAAGCCGGCCAAGAAATGGCATGGGAAATGTTCATGCAGCTAGCTTCAGAACAAGCAGGCGAAGAATACGAAGACAACCCACCAAACAGAGACTTCAATCTCGGATAACAAAGGAAGAAAATGAGCGCACCTACATTTGTCAGCTGGAACCAATCTGCACGTGACAAGACGAGTCGAATATTTACGACACCACACAAATCAAACTACTCACTCAGCGCGATGCGGGGCGTCATTGACTCGATGATCATGATGTTCTGGGGCAAGTCAGATGATGTACTACTAGTGCGCGACCAGATGGAGCAGAGCTCACTACGTAGAGAGTACTGGCACGCACTCGGATCAAAAGCTGTTGCATACGCTCAGCATCTGGGGATGGTAAACGGGGCTGCACCGGAGCTCGAGGCCGGCGCGATGGCTGATCTACTGTGTCGCAAGCAGCACGACTATGGTCATGAGAATATTGCGCGCTTTGGCTTTCAAGGTCTACTCGTGAGAGTGCATGACAAAGTTGCGCGACTAGAGAACTTAATCAACTCAGATAAATCTCCAGAGAACGAATCAATCAAGGACAACCTCCTTGATGTGATTGGATACTGCTGTATTGGAATGATGCTTGAAGAAGGAACTTTCCTTCTTACATTAGAAGCATAGACGGTGGTGGAAGAGAATAAAAAAGGCCCTTGGGGAGCTAGTTAAAACCAGGGCCACCTACTTAACCCAAATTTGCGAAGCTCAACCCAAGGGCTGTATTGCATCCGGAGATAGGGGAAAGGAAACCATCTCCGAACAAGATAAAGGTTACCAGTGGGTATGTAACTTTCGTGTAACTTTTTAAAAATTTTTTCTTGGGTGTTGGTTTTAGCGCGATGAAGATGCTACGGTGACACCCACATAAATCGTTGGCCAAACGACCTACAAATTCCTATGAAAAACCGCCAAAATTCTGGGGTCTAGTTCCTGCTGCCTTGACTTAAAAAAGTGCAAAAGGTTTCCCCCAGACCCCCTTCCAAAGTGTTTAGCCAGCACAGCGCCCTGAAAGGATTTACCGTTGAGTGACCATAGTGATGAGATGTTCCCTACTACTAACGAGAACAACGATGGCGGAATGAACGTACGCAGGCCGAATAAAAAGGCCTCTGAACGACTAGCTCTTCTCCGACAAAAAACTTCCAAAGTCAATCAGCTTGATATTGAAGACATCATCTCCCACTGGATGGAGATCATGGACAAGAAGAAGCGCCCAAAATTAAATGAAAAAACATTTTGTCTTATTGGTGCAGCGATCCACGACTATGGAATGGAAACCTGCAAGAAGGCCATAGACGGATGCAGCTACTCAGACTTCCACATGGGACGAAATAAGCAGAAGGTTGTCTACAACACCCTAGAGCTAATCTTCAGAAATGCCGAGAACACTGAACGCTTCGCCGGCTATGCTTCCTAGATGACCAAAGAAGAAGCACTAGAACTAATCCGGATAGTCCACTACACCTACAACCAGACACTCATCCGTAAAGACGAGATCGAGATAGGTAAAGCCTGGTATCCATACCTCAAAGACCTAGAACTAGAAGAGACACGCCTCGCCTTCATAGATCTATCTATGGAATCTAACTACCAACCAAAACCAATGGACATTCGCAAGGCAACAATTAATGCCCGTACAAATGTACCCAAACCACCATTACCCAACATAGCTTGGGCAACTTTCCAGAGCCTCATAAAGAACGCCAATAATGGTGCCCACACTCCAATAGAGGTACACGAGTGCCTGCGGAAAACTCTCGACAGCCTAGGTGACACCGCCTACACCATGAACGACCAGTACGACAAGAAGCGCTTCGAAGCCGTATACGAAGAAGCCGTCTTGCAGTACGAACGAAACCTGTACAAGGTCTAAGGAGACACCACACACCAACAACAAAAGTTCAAAATTTAGAAAAAAAGACCGCGAGCGCGAACTTTTTCCTCCTTTTTCCTTACCTGTTGTTTTGGTTGTGATAGTTTTCGGTCATGAAACGGAATGTTGGTCGTCCTCCTGTTGAGCCTTCTAAGGACTTTTCTACCCTGACTCTGCGTGTATCGTCTGATTTTAAGAAGCGTCTTATGGCTCAGGCTGATGCTTACGATATGACTTTGACGGAGTACATCAAGACTTTGGTTGAGCGAGATGGGTCATAAAGCCAAGAGGGTTAAACACCTAGATAGTTTCTTTAATATTGTTCTTCGGGTTAAGGGTAGGGAGAAGAACGAGATGATTCGGTATGCCGACAAGCTGGATATGTCTTTGTCTGCCTTTATCTTGTATGCAGTTTGGGTCTTTATCTTGAATGAGAAGGGTTTGCCTGATCCTGGTTCTGCCCAGTTTTCTAGACCTACTCCGGCTGATGAGCTTAGGTCTTATCTTTCTGGTGAGGTTTTACTTAAGCCTTGTGGTCAGCGTGAGTGTGATCTGAAGCAGGTTTTTGTAGGTGGGATGGAGTTTTGTTCTACTTGTAATATCCGGATAGGCTGATCTTTATGGATAAGAAGATTGCAAAGATGGATATGGAAACGTTTCGCCAGTTGAAAGATGCCGAGAATGAACGGGATAAGTGGTGCAATCTTGCTGGGGTCATGCATCAGTACCTAGTAGATGGTGATGTTCTTGGGGCTTTACAGGCTTATGAACAGAATGGTTTAGCCTAGTCTTCGAAGTCGTCTGGTTTCTCACCGCATATTGGCAGTGATCGGATTATCTTTTTCTTGATGCATGAGCAGAGTTTGGCTTCCATTCAGTCTCCCCACATTTGTGCCAGTGTTGGTTTTGTTGGTTTGACGCCTCTTCTTCTTTGCTCTGCGGCTAGTTGTCTTGAGGTTAATCCTGCCCATACACCATGCATATCTGCAGGTGGATATTGCAGTGCGTACTCTAAACACTGGTCTTTGACTTCACATGTTTTGCACACCATTCTTGCTTGTGCTATGTATGTAATATCCTTATGTTCTTTGGGGAACATTAGTTTGGTCTTTCCTTTGCATGCTGCTTGATCCATCCACCCTGTACCACGTATAAACACGCTTTGTTCGTGTACGGGTAATTTATAGATATTACTTTTATTTACCAATTTTTCTCCTAGTATTTTTGTTGGCAGTAGCCTTCTTGGTTACGTTCTTTACGGTCTGTGCAGACTCCTGCATGAACCAGTGAAAGGGTGCGCCTGTATCAGGATCGAACTTGGCTGCTATAGATAAAGCCTTCATTCCAGCTTTCCGTGCTGAGGCTATATCGAACTTGGCGTACGGGAGTATGGCTGTTAACGCTCCTAGTGCATAGTCTGACCCACTACCTATGGCGTAGTGTCCGTTTGCTTCTGCACTCCAGGCGTAGTCACCGTCTATGATGTAGATAACGCCGTTTATGACAACCAGGATCGTTGAATCATGTTCAGCTATATGGCGCTTTTCTTCGTTAGAGTCTGGACTTGCATAGCCTTGAGATTCAAAGCACTCTCTTAGTGCTGGTATGAACTTCTGTGTAATGAACTCATCCAGCTTGCGCCCTTTTATGTTTGGGGGTGGAGCCGGCGGGTTGAATGCGTAATGCAATATGTTGATTGCTCTTACGTCCCCTGCTGCGCCTAAAAGGTATTTGCCATTTACAGCAACCTTTGTTGATCCCTCACGGAGCGTTCCGAATCGACCGACTTCAGATATGCGTGAGTCAACGCAAATTACAGCAAAGCCGTCACCCTGTAGACCTACGATGGTTGTCACATAGGATATTTAACTACAAAAATAATCCTAAGGTGTCAAATAAAAAGTTTAATTAATACCTATTAAAAGAAACGTCGTACCTTCCCCTAAGCCTAGAGAGCGCTTGTGTTCTCTCCGGCTCGGGTAGGGCTTCATACGCTTCTAGTCGTTTTCGGCGCTTTCGCTCACGCTCGTACTCTCGACGCTTTGGACCGTAACGCTTGGCGCTTTGCTCTCTGCTGTACGCCTTTGCTTTTTCAGGGTCTTTAAACGGCACCTTAGTGCTGCTCCATTGTCTTTCTGCCTTCTTCTGTTAAACCGTAAAGCCATTCGCCCTCCTCATTGATTCCGACTATCTCTACCAAGCCAACATTCATCAGCTCTTGTAAATCTATCTGAACTTGATTGAGCTCTTGTACGTACTCTTCGTCCATCTGTTTTCCCTTCAGTCTTCTTCAAATGCTTGTGGGTCAAGCATATAGTTAAATAAGAATGCTTTACCCTTTTCGGAAACTCCGTATAGCCATTCCCCGTCTTCGCTGATGCTTATAGGTTCAACGAATCCGCGCAGGACTAGTTTATCAAACATTGTTTCAAACCACTCCGGAAGCTCGCTCCTCATGGAGAAAAACTCTGGGTCTTGGTCCACTACTTGCGTCTCTCCTGCCTGACGTCTGCCACAAGGACAGAGAACAGACCAATTACGCAAATCGTTGTGGGAACAATGAGAATGATTCTGAGAATGTCAAACCAATTCATTACGCTCCCTTTCCTAGGCTCTGTATTCTTTGCCTCGCCACATTGCCCAACCATTGTATATCGTGACATTCTCGTAAGCAAACGAGTGATTGCCCGATTCTTCGTAGGTTACGAAGCCTAGACCTTGTTGCCAGTTCTCATGGCGAGTCAATGGGCGTCCGTCGAGGTCTACCCCTCCTCTAGTTGACGGTATCGCGCCGTCAATACGGGCAAGGCATCCAGGGCTAGCAGCCATGATAGTACGAGGGCCGTCATAGTCCTCACGGGTTTTAAAGGCTACCTCAATGCGGTGGATGTGTCCGTATAGCACCGAAGTCTTCTCTTGGTTCAAATAGACGTGAGCTGTAGATCCATTGGACTTTACGCGGTCTCCGTGTATAACACGAAGCTTTTCATTGATCCAAAGGTCGGCTGCTGGGTATCCAGGACGGTACTCAACACCAAAATCGTCCATTCGGCAAAGGAATGGAACACTCAATACGGGCCAAGACTCTGGCTCGTGACCCCTACGGAGACCATAGGCAGCGCCTGCGTTCTGTACAAGGTACTTAGGCATGCGTTCTTCGTGGTTTCCTGCCAACCAAACGATCTTTGCGTTAGGTGCGGCTTGACGCATTTCAGCACAGAACTTGGTTGCACGGTCGATTGAGGCTTGGGTGGTCTGGGCGTACGAAGGGTACGTCACATACTTGCCCATCTCTGGAAGGTCTAGGTTGTCGCCAACACATACAACTAGGTCTGGATTAGCGTCTTCCATCATCTGTAACGCAAGGGCAATAGCCTTTTCGTCATGTGTTGCCTCAAGTTCTCCAGACTTATTCCTGAAGAAACCGAACTGTATATCAGGCACGATTACAGCAGTTTTGAACTTGGTTTTCGACTTAGGTTTTGCTGTTGGCTTTTGTAGTTGTATTGGTGGTCCCTGCTTGACCACAGGCCACTCAGGACCAGTCTCCCACGAAGGGGAGAACTGGATTGCTTGTAGGTTGTGAACTTCTGCTTCGCCTTCTTCGTTCTTTGTAATTGTTTGATACATGGACACATTCTTGATTCGTCCAATTGAAGCAAGATCAATTCCTTTTGACTTGATCATTTCCGCAATATCACCTAGCATTTTCTCTGAATGCTTTACACCTTCTGACTCGTTAACTAAACTCTTTAACGAATTAGCCTTTGTTCTCTCATTTTTTGCAACCATTTTACTTGTCCTCGCTAATCGTTATTGTTCCGTTGTTGTCTTGGGTGTCACACTTGTTTAAACAGCAGTTTGGGTTTTCTCCGGTAAAGCATGCGCGCTTTTCTCCGATGTGCTCACGTCGAACATCTATCCCGTCAGCGTTAAGCGCTCTAGTTATCGCCATGGTTGACGCAGACCCTTTTAGGGCAGAACTCAAGAGCTCTTTTGTTTCATCATCAAGTCCCATATAAATACCGCCAAACTTGCAGTACTTTTTGTACTCTGTACCTCTCGCGAGGTCTCGTAGGCTTTCCTTTAGATTCACTAATTTTTCCCCTTGGTGATCAAGCTGCTGCCTATCGATAGGTAACAGCGCCTAACAAAAGAGTACACCATGTGTGTATCACAAGCGTGTAATTTCGACTATTATTTTGAAAATGAAAGCTGACAACAAGAACAAGTCGACAGAGTTGAAAAAAGCTCTTGAAGATGCGCTTGGAGCCGGCACTTCAGACGACATTCTTAATACCATATTTGCAACGCTCGACAAACAAAAACTTCTTCGGTATCACGACGAAGATCAAATCAATCTTCTATCTACGGCTGGAAGAGTTCTTGTGTCCCTGCTTGAGGACCCCACGATGACACAGCGGGCAGTATCTATTTACCTTGACTTGAGCGAAACAATGATTGATAGAACAATTAAATCACTTGTTAAAAATGGGGTTCTTACAAAGACAAAATCAAATCGCAAAAATGTCTATGTTGTCAACAAGGATTCGTTAAAAAACAACCCTGATATACGCCACTTCATAGGCGTGATAGACGCCCTTAGGGGAGATGTTAAAAAAACAGAAGAGCCGTGGTAGTAATTACTTGTTATTACCCATAGCGCTATTTAGCCACGCTGCGAATACATCGTCGTTCAATGGCATGAACCACAACTGAGAGTCTTCTGGGTTTCTGTTATCTCCGATGAGCGTCCAACATATTGTCATTTGCGGAGTCGCAGGACATGAGCCGGCATTGCATTCCAGGCCATACCTGTTGATGAAGAACTTGACTATGCAGTCTTCGTACTGGTCGTAGCACTCTCCGTGCTCTTTGCCCTCGTGTGGGCACAAAATAGAAACTACTTGTAGTTCTGATTTATTTATCTGCAACTCGAGAATATGGCCGTCATTGTGCCAAAACATTTCACCTTGGGAGGTCGTGCGTTCTGAGCTCATGTCCAAATGGTAGTCGAGTTCTACGCTTGCCAGCTTTTGTTCCAGGAATAATTTCTTCCTGCTTGGTGATGGGGTTTATTCTGACTCTTTGCTGAGGTCCTGAACCTTTTGAGCTGCTCTTTTTCTTACCCATTTAAACTCCTAGATAGATTTGAAATTAGGTGTTCGACCTTGGGCGGCGCTGTCCGGTATAAAACAGAATACCATTTCTTTATTAAGAGCAACAACAACAAAAGCTGCAAAAAAGCACAACACTAGAGGTCGCCTACGGCGTGATCCCTGATGTGAGTGTCAAGTTTTCCTTCTACTCGTTCAAGCGCAGATGCGTTTCTGTCGATAGAACGACCAAGGCTTTTACCTAAAACTTCAATTTTTTCAACAACGTAGTTGTGGTCTGTTTTGTTTTCTTCCCACATTGCTTTTGCTGCACGGCTCTCTCGCTGGATTAGGGCTACAGCGATCAACCCGATGACGCCAACAACCGAAACGATAATTTCAATCACGAGTTATGCAGGCTTTGATGCTATGAAGGATTTAACGGCCTCAGGGATCGCGTCACCACATACGTAGCGAAGATGCCATGGCTCTTCTGGGACAACTTCCCATGAAAAACCAAATTTTTTCACGTTTGCAATTAGCCAATTAAGGCGCTTTGCTTCACCTGCATTAGCAACGTCAACGGCGATGCCGAGGTTATGCTGCGACTTACCCGGTGTGGCCAAGGTCGCCATTCCCTTCTTGAGATACCAAGTCTTACCTTCGAAGGTCTTGGTCTTGCCGGTACCTGTATCAGCTAGTTGATAGCGGGTGAGAAATCCTTTTTTCTGGGTTTCGTAATCGCGATATGTGTCGCCGGCGCTAGTGGGTTTGAGAACAACACCTTCAGATGCAGCTGCAGCGACCATAGCTGCCCATGCGTTTGCTGCGATGTGGTGAAGCTTTCCACCACCAACAGCAGGAACCAATAAGTTTGCAGGAAGCTTGCCTGGCTCAACGCCCTTGAGGTCTTTAGGAAGCACAACAGGGACGATGTAGTCCCACGCAACTTTGCTCATGTCAACTCTTTTCGTGAAAATTGTGAAATCGCCAAGTTGGCGTGCTGTAATTTTACAACAGAAATAGACTCTATGAAGTCTAATAAATAAATTGCCCATACTTTATTGATGTCAAATTATTTTATGAATCTCAAAAACCTGTCTGCATAAATCATGTGTTGTTTTGCTCCGGCATGCAACCCATCAGCACCCATATCCCAGAACATTGATGTTTCTTCGGTTTTAACATATTTGTGCTGGTCAATAGATAGCTGTTCTACGCTTATGTCAAAAATGTAATTAGAAAAGTTAAACTTTTCGTAAATCAAATTATCTTCCATCGACCAAGAATAAAAACCAAAATTTATATCAAGTATCTGGCAGATGTTGGAGAGGTTGGACAGGGCGTGAAATGAGTTTTGTGCAACAATTTTGGGGTTTATGTTTCCACCTGCAAGCTGTTTGTTCATTTTGGCGTTTCTCTCATAGCACCAAAAATTGTCTATCTTTTCGTCCCAGAAAAAACGATCCCTATATGGGTCTCCGTCGCTCAAAAGCCATTGTCTGCTCATGTCTGGAGCAAGCATTAACAAGTGTTTTGGCTTTCCAAACTCGGTTATGAATTCAACAAATATTGATGCAAGTTGCTGTATTGATCCACCAAGTAATCCAATTTGATTCACGCTCATGCCTTTTTTGTTTGCTACAACATGAGGCCAAGAGTGTTTATTTCGAACACCAACTCCTGCGGTAGTCGAGCAACCCAGTGCAATTATGTCTGAATCTTTTATGAAGTCGTCACCAATAAAACCATTTTTGTTTATTCTGTACGTAACAGAAGGATGTGCGATGTGCGATAAAAGGTCTTTTCCTTCATAACCTTTATCGTAGAACGGATACGTGACAGGGCTGAACTCTGCTTCTGCGGAAAATTTAGTAATCCCCGGCTTGAACATCTTTTCGTAAACCGAAGAAAAAATTTCATTTCTTTGCGAATGCTTCATAGGCATCAAGCCTATAACTTTTTATTCTCCGTCTGGTTCTTTCATGTGAAGGTACATTGAGGCCGAGAATGCCAGGACGGTTCCCCATAGAGCAACCTGTTGGGTAAGTCCAGAAAGGGTGAAGTACATAACTGTCGCGCCGGCAAGCGTGAATCCTGATGCCATCACTCCGTAAACAAACTTCCTTGTAAAGTTCTTCCAGTCCATGACTTTTACTCCATCTTCATATTTGTAAATAGATATCCGCTTAATCCAATCAGGACCTTCGCCCTCGATTGCTCCGCCTTCCTCTTGCTCTTCTTCCTTGCGAACCGCAACATCTTGTCTTGGTGCAGATGGACTAGAGCCTGGGGTTGGTATTCCACCAGCAGCAGCGGCTAGAGCCACAGTACTGGTCACCAAGTTTACCGCAATTACGCTTCTTCTTGTACCAACATCTATAGAAGAACCTAATGCGATATACGTATCGAACACGCCGGCGAATACGTTGATTTCTTCTTCAAATGATTCCTTAACATCGGTTGATGCCTCGGCGAGTGCTTCGGAAATTGCAGCACCAGCCTCTTCTGAGACCTCAGCAACAACGATTGCGTTAAACACTGCGGATGCTTGTTCTCCGTCAATACTTTCAAGAACCTTGGCGCTAGTTGCAAGTTCGGTTGCTTGTCCTGACTCAATGCCGCCCTCTTGTTCAATTACCAATGTCACAACTTGTGCAACTTGCTCACCCGTAATTGTGTCTGATTCAAGGACATCCACGATGACACCAACAGACTCGGCGTCTAGTTCGTTACCCAAGACAGCGGTAAAGGTTTCAATCAAAACCTCGTTGCTCACTTCTTCGTCAAAGACCGAACCAAGAACAGCGTTCAACAATTCTGAGGTGAGTTCGTCAGCTAATACATCAACGATAAGTTCAATGGTTTCTGCATCCGAGAGGTCATCGTCAAACACACTGTCAAAGACTGCTTCTGTTTCTGACATGCTCAGGTTTGTTTCAAGCAAGTCTCCAAGAACCGTCATAGTGTCCGCAACCGATATATCTTCGTCAAACACGGCTGCCATAACTGTGTCTAAGTCGCCAGAACTAAGCGGACCGTCAAAGATTGACACCAAAGCCGACACCATATTTTCAGCAGAGGTATCTTCCGAGAACGCTGAATCCAAAACTGCTGTCAACTGTGCGCTGGTCAAGTCTGCATCTAGCATCGTTGTTAGTGCTTCGGTGAATACATCTGCTGAAACATCTTCGGTGAATACAGCTTCTAGGACATTGTCAAACTGAGCGTTGGTAAGTTCTGCGCCAAGGAGTGTGTCAAGAACAGCGCCAACCTCGTCAGCTT